AGCACAACTAAAAGCGGAAGGCTTGGCGGGGCCACACCACCGGACGGCAGAACGGGTGAAGAGACTCCAATACCTCCTGCGGGACAAGAAGGGGCTGGCCAAAACCCCAACGCCGGACCAGACACTAATGGCGCAGGGACCGGAGGTGAGCAGACCGGTACTGGCGCAGGAGAGTCTGGGGGTGAAGGAAAGCGAGGCCCTGGCGACGGCAGCAATGGCGCAGCAGGTGGCGGTGGCGAGCAACCCAATGGCGGGAATGTAAAGCGTTCACAGCGCGAATCGCAGGCACACCTGAAAGACTCCATAGTCAAAGCAAAAGATGGTCAGCAGTTAGGTGACCAACTTCTTGCTGATGGCTATTATATTTCTTTGGAGCCTAATTATAATGATATAGATACTTTCAGTGTTTATATTAAGGACAGTAGTAACAATCCTATTGCATATAAAAAAATCTACATGTCTGATAATGACACTGTTCCGCCAGTAGAAACTATTTTAGGCGATAAACAGAATCGCTGGATGATTCCAGATTCTAAACTTATAAGTACGAGCCATAAAAATGTGTCAAGCAGATTGTTCCGCCGCGATAATCTGCCAGAAGCTACTATGCTGAACGATGCAGCTCTTATGATGTACCGTGACTTGTATAACAGGCTGCATCCTGCTAATCCAGAGATAAAAAATAACGGAAAGCCATTTAAGCTGGGAGAAGCGGAAAAAGCTGTCATAGACGGTATTGCGCCAGAAGGAACGCCCGCCAGGAAGGCTTTTGAACATCTTGGCGATTTGCTTCATAGACGCGCCAATGGGCAATCTATAACCAACAAGGCTATTCAGACTGCTTTGGAAAAATTTGTGCGTGGTACCTTTATAGGCAAATATCCTTGGCTAAATCGGGTACTTAAACAAATCGTTGTATATAGCGAGCCTGGTAGTATCGGGGGGTCTTGGAATAGCCGAGATGGTCGTTTTAAACTAAATGCAGGAACATCTGATGCGATGTATCGTGAAAGTGTAGATTCCTCAATATATGAATTAGCTGTTGTTATGCAGCATGAACTACTCGGACATGGGATGCACGAAGCCTCGGGGGGCGTCCTTTCTCCTACTGTAAGAGAAGCACTATTCAATAAATACAGTAATTTCAGTGGAAATAACCCGTATTTTCATCGCGTCAGAGAAGGATATTCCAAAATTGGAGAGACGCCCGGTAATGGTGCTGTAAAGATTGGAAGCGAGCTTTATAATTTTACTATCCAGCATTGGGATAATTCGTTTAGTAAAACCGATGATGCCGTACTTTTGGCTAACGGCATAACAGGTCTTATTTCTGACAGGGTTGGGCCTAGTCGGATTGCAGGGCTTATTTCTGGCATAGCACAGGAACGTATAACCCCCGAGCAGATGCGCAATGCTCTTATGGATGCCGTCATCAACACGCCTGAAGTGCGGGACATGTATCTGAAAGCCACGCGGCAAGAACTGCTCACTAATAGCCAGGCTTTTGCTGACGCTTCGCCGCTTGCGCAGGCTACTGCATTGGATTATATCCAGCTTACAGAAAAAGCCGGCGTCACAAGGAGCGAAGGTTCCCTGCGGGAATACCTCGAGGAAATTCTTGACCCGAATACCGAAGTCAATGTTTATAAAGCAGACTCAAAGATATGCTAGGAGCAAAGCATGGCAGACTGCGTAAAGTTTTCGGATAGTTACATAGCCTCAAAGAGCGATTGCATAGATGCTTCCCCACACGCAGATGGTGAAGCGTTCGATGGCAAATCGGAAATGCATGTTGCGGAGCTGCGTGATGACCTTGATGTTGTAGAAGAAACGCAATATCGCGATATGTGCGATATGATTGCCGAAGACATCATGGGAAAAGAAGGTGATTCTTTACCGACGCCTATGGAGCCAGGCGATAAAACGGGCCTTTCCGAAACAGCGAAAAACTTGGCGAAGCAATACTTTGATAATGCCCGGGTAAGCAAGCTCAATGACATTTTGTCATGGGTGAACGGACTCACTCCGGGAAGGGAGAGCCGTTGGCTGCATATGTCGTCACGGCTTGCCCATTGGTTCACCAATCAGCGTGCGACCTTTGCTGAATGGTGTTCCCTATATGCTGACGACGGCACTGGTTCCATACTGAATAACGAGCTTGCCTCGCGCATGTCGCACATGCAGGCGCGGATTCAGGGCGAGCTGGAACGCCTCATGCCTTTTGCCGATGACGTTCAGAAAATCGCTGATGAAGCTTCACAGCTTTCCGGACGTTTCCGTGACCGTGATGATGTCCTCCGCATGATTGGCGACTACGCCATCTGCCGGCACATCATAGAAGACGCGGCAAACGAGCGCCTGATAGAATCGTGGGAACGCGAAATTGAGTGGATGAACAATCCTGATAATAAGATGTCTGAACGGACACGTTCCTCACGGATAAGGGAGCTTGAAGAAAACATTGAACTTCTCCGTAAGTTTATGGATGATGAAAATCCTCCGTCTGGAATAGCCTCTGTCGGCTACACGAAAGGTGAAGCCAGAAAGCTTATGCGCGATATAGAGAGCAAAGGCATAAGCATGGAGCATATCAGGCGTGGCGCCGATAGATTGGTCGAAGCAAATAAGATGCTTCTTGAAGAGGACTTGAAAACGGGACGCATATCGCCAGGAGAATACGCTTCGCTTGAGCGCAACCAGTTCAAATACTATGTCCCTGTCACTTCCAAGGCCAAGAATAAAGTTGGCTATATCAACGATAAGTCACCTTACTATCCGGGAAGTTACAACAAGCGAAAAGGCAAGCTCGACATTCCTGACGATGCCTTTACTTCAACCATTACGCGAGCAAAACGTGTCGCAAGCCACATAGCTACAAGAGATGTGGGCGACACATTGATGCTCATGGCGCTGAAGAATAAGGACTTGCGCGGCACTGATGCTGACAACGGGCTTCGCATTGTCCCGCTTGCCCAGCTTGAACACAGCAGGGGAATGAACCCTATCGCAGAGCAGTGGGCAATGAAAGCCAAGAGCAGTGGCGGTTTCGTTGTTGACCGTCCTATGCTTGACGAAAACGGGCATGTCACCGAGTCATATCAAGCGCTTGTTTATTTTGACCCGAACTGGAAAGGAAAGAACGGCATTTCTGGTGCCATGCTCAATGACTCCCTGTTGTTCGGCCAGAATACGACGCCCACGGAAAAAGTACTTATCGGCACAACAGGTAAGTTCGGGCAGTTGTTCACCCGTTTCCGCCCGTGGTTTGGCCTTGTGAATACCGGTCGTGACTCTATGGAACGGCTGTCGTACATGTCGAACCGCGATTACATAGGAGCAAACGGTGAGATAATCCACGGGCATAACTTGCTTGGCAAATACGCTGCCAATGTTGCTTGGGCAAGCTCGGAGCTTTTCAATTTGAAAACAGGACTCCGCGATGGCTCGTTCGACATGAACTCCAAGACGGGGCAGTACTGGCAAGAATATGTCAGGTATGGCGTTCATCAAGACTATACCTGGGGTTCTACAGCGGACTTTGCACGGAAGAACCTGCTTGAAAGCCGCGGCAGCAGGGAAACAGGGCTTCCTGAATATTTGCAGAATACAAAAAATGCAGGAGCCAGAGAGCTTTACGCATATCTGAAAAAGACAAACCGTGCGGCACTCGATGTCCTTGATGATGTGAATGACTACTGGAACAACATAGCGTCATTTGCACAGTTCGTAACGCTGCGCGAGGCAGGCATTTCCGGCGAACGCGCCGCCCGTGCTACGCTTGACGCGATGGATTTCAGCCAGCAAGGGACAAAGACAAATGGGCTTCGGTGCATATTCCCATTTGTGAAGCCTATTATGCAGTCAGCTACTTCTCTATCCCGCGTGCTTGGACTTTCCTACGATAAGCGCGGCTTTGTGCAGAGCGGTTGGAAAGGCTGGACTGCCGCCACTGTGATGGGCATTGGCTTCAAGGCACTGGCAGAAGCATCAAAACAATCAATGGGTAAAGATGAAGATGGTAACTGGCGTATAGACCAGCTTTCGCTATCGAAACTTTCTCGCGGCATACCATTTGGCATAGGGAAGAATGGCGAATACTTTTTCCTCAACACAGGTTATTCCCTCCCTCGACTTGTAGCTACGCTTGTCTGGGGTACAGACCGTGTTGAACGTGGGCTTATGACGCCTGATGCCCTTGCAGGAAGCATGCTGCTTACCTATGCGCAGGAAATGTTCCCCGGTAACTGGCCTGAATTTTCTTTCCTTGACCACCCTGGCAAATACATCATTCAGTCGATTTGCCCTTCGGTGCTTACGCCATTTGCAGAAATCGCCACGAATATAAACTCTTTTGGGCATGTCATAAAACGTGGTGGCGCTCCCGAATACGGCGCCAAATCTGATTACGGCGGCGGTTCAAGTGAGCGCGTTTATAATATAATGGCACAAAAGGCACGCCGCATGTTCGGTCTTGAGTTCTACCCCGAGGAGTTGCAGCATTTGATTCAGGGATATACTTCAGGAGCTTTTACTGTTCTCCGCAGCGCGTGGGAAGATAATGTTGGTCCGAGCATCCGCAACTCACAACACTATAAAGACACGCACCTTCATCCATTTGCTGAAGCTCTTGGCATGACAATGAGCTTTGGCTATGCCGATGATGTGGCACGAGGGATTTTCAATCAGGCAGAAGCCACGCTCATCAAGGTTATCAAAGACAACGGCATACGCAAGGTAGATGACAAGGCATATAAAATCAGTGGGTCCAGAGAGGAAAAGCGTGCTGCCCAAGTTCGCTGGTGGCGTCAGCAGTGCCTTGATAAAGGATTGTCGCCTGACATGGCTGACGACATTGTTTCCTACTTCCTCGCTGCCGATGCTTTGAAAGCTGGTAAGGAAGATGTGAATAAGTATCTTCGCACGGGCGTAATGAATGGAAACGATTATTTTGCCATGCAGGACAGCATGGAAGAACTTACCCGTGACAGGCGGAAGATTTACAGGGACTTTGTAAACAACTTCCATATGTACAGGAGGTAGGCATGATTATCCATCTCCCGCAAGGCGCCAGAAAGCTGGCGTTGAAGATAGCTAACAATAAAGACCACGGCACCCTGGCGACATGGAAAGGCATCCAGCTTCATATTGCGCCCGGGGCGCAGTGCGATTGCGGATGCTGGGAAGGCGGCTCGCCGTGGGTGCTGAACGGATGCTGGCCGGGGAAGATTACGGGCGTGGACATTGCAAACCCTTGGCGCGGGCCTGACATTCCTACGCTGGTGTATGACGCGCAGACTGTCGATGAGGACGGCAGGATAGTGTTCTTCCTCGACGACAAGCTGGAAGCCATACCGCCCGGACGGTATCGCGGGTACGTCCAGTACACCCCCATAGAAGGTTTTGTCTTTGACCCCGCTGCGCTCAAAATTGAGCCGAAGCCGGAACCTATACAGCTTCCTCCGGGATATGAATCAAGGGAGTGCTCTCCTGATTTCCCAAGCCCTCCCTCGCCTGTTCCACCGAAGCGTGCTTGCATACTCGCGGAATTTGAAATAGATTTGGGCGTCACTTGCGGAGACCACCACATCGACCAGGTGATGTTCGAGGAAACAATGAAATCGTGCGCGGAGAACTGCAATGGCGAGTCATAGGAACGATGAACCCCAGCCGAAAAGGCTCACGCTTTCGGTTGAATACCCTCCTGAAGACGGGCTTGTCCTTGTATCCGACAGTTCGACCCGTTCGGGATTTTCGTGGGGCGAACCCGTCCGGGGCGAACAGGGTCAGCAAGGTGAACGCGGAAGCCAAGGACTTCGCGGTTTCCAAGGTATCCCCGGCGACACCGGTCCGCAAGGTCCGCAGGGTCCAAAGGGTGACAAGGGAGATAAGGGAGAGCGCGGCTTGCAGGGCGAGCGCGGCTTGCGCGGCGAGAAGGGACCGCGGGGCGAACGCGGACCGGCAGGACCGCAGGGCGCTACTGGCGTTGTCGGACCGCAGGGCGAACGCGGCAAACGCGGCGACAAGGGTGAGCAAGGCGAACGCGGAAGGCAGGGCTTGCAGGGTCCTGTTGGAGAGCAGGGTCCCCCAGGCACGGATAATCACGCCGAGCTGAACAACCTTGAGTATTCTGTCAGCGGGCATACAGGGTTCGCGTCAGCGGCTCAAATAGCTGCATTGCAGGATGCGCTGGCGCAGCTTGCGGAACGGGTGGCGTCGCTTGAGCAAAAGTGGCGCGAAGAATTTTACATTAAATAGGAGTTGCCAATGTTTGTTTCAGAATATTTTGACGCTTCCCTTTCGGCAAAGCTTACGGCTGATGCCGTCCTGCTCCCCCTTGACGATGGGGCAATGGCTGACCTGCTGAACCTGCTGGCTGATTCTGACGACTACACCTTCCTCGCCATCAAGTCCGAGCAGTCCTACGAGGTCGTCAAGGCTCATAAGAAAGGCGGGCTTATTGCGCTGGACAGGGGGCAGGAAGGCACAACTGCCGTACTTCATCCAATGGGCGCCTGTGTTGCCACGGTGTCGCCGCTCACGCTTGCGGTGATGAAGGACATAGTGTGCAATTATGAATGCTGCCAGACCGATTGCGTATGCGAGCCTGTCACATTTGGCAGTGCGATGCTCCCAACACCTGTAGCCAATAAGGAATACGTTGGCGCTGTCATATTCAATGGCGACCTGCCTATCACCATCGGCGTAAATGATGCCACATCCTCGTGGATTACCGTTACGCAGGAAGGCCGCATTGCCAAGCTGTCAGGAACGCCGACAGGTTCCTCAGGAAGAGTCAGCCTTGCCGCTGCCAACTGCAACGGTAAATATGTCACTGGCTTCGACACCAAGTTCGGAGACAGCTAAAATCTCCACAGTGCCGCAACTGCTGCGGAGATGAAAAAGCCCCCCGTCTGTATGGCTCCTATCAGACGGGGGGCGCTTTGTTACCGGTTGTCGCCGGAACCTTTCAATACGCCGCGCTTTGCACGGCTGTCCATTTTCTTCAGGCTTTCAACAGCAACCTGTTCAAGCGGAATGTCAAGCGCGGTGCAGACGGCGGCAAGGCACCAAAGGACATCGCCAAGCTCGGCGGCAATCTGCCTGTCGTAGAACGGGTCCTTGGCCTCATTGTCGCCGCGGTAGATGCGCTTCACCTTTTCGGCAACCTCGCCGGCTTCGCCGCACATGGACATGGTGGCGTAAGCAAGGTCAGTCACTCCGCCGACGGTGGGGATGTACTTTGCCCCAAGGTTCTGGAACTCCTGAAACGAAACGCGGTCAGATAGAATCATGCCTGAAATCCTCCGTGGCTTTTACTTTGATAACGTAGAACGGCGGGACTTTCACCTTTTCTCCCGTCTTGGGATTCTGCCCGATGCGGTCGCTGACAAGCCGGCGGGAAATGACGCCGACGCCGGGGATGTTCACGGTGTCGCCATCGGCAAGGGTCTGCCTGATGAACGCGCCAACGAACTTCCAGTACGCCCACACTTTCTCATCGGACATATTGGAGAAATCCCACAAGTCCTTTTCCCGTGCGTGCTTGCGCAACGCCTTGATAACATCGTCCTTTACCAGTTTCATAAGTTACTCCTTCTCGTCATCCATCGTGATGCCGAGCATTTCAAGTGCTTCCCGTTCAAGGGAGAGACAATAGATGTTTGCATCTGCCATCCAGGAGATGCTTCCTCCAAGCCTGCGCGGATACTCGGTGAAGGGTACGCCCTCCATCTCAAGCCGCTTTTTGAACGTGCCATAGGACACATTGATTTTACGCAGCCAGTTGGTAATGTCCGACCTGCTGATAAGCAGGCGGTGCTCGCGTTTTTCATAACGGATGAAGATTTCACGCTGCGGAAGCGAGAGAATGAAATCGTCCGGAAGCCCACGCTCTCCTGGGTCTCTCTCGTTGCCGATACGACGGGAGCCTGCAACGACGAGCGTGTACGGCTGCTTTTCGGAAAGGTAGTTGGCGAGCATGTCCTTGAAGTTCGGGACGTATTCGGCGGTGAAGTTCCTGTTATGCGGAACAAACACCTTCAGCACCCACTCTTCAATGGCGTCAATGTTCCAGTCGAGTATGCCGAAATCAACGCACCAGCGCCCGATGATGAGGGCAATGGCGGACGGTGACGACAGGTACCGTTCATCGTTTGTGAACTTATGCTTCGTCACCCAGGCGACAACCTGCGGGTGGATGGTATCCAGCCAGTCTTCATGCTGCAACACCTGATAGATAAGTTCAGGGCCAGCCAGCCCAAAATTGGACTCGATGGTCGCCGTGCAGGCGTCGATGTATTTTGTCACCGTCGGTATCCCGCTGAAATCCTCAAAGTCACACTCATATTCCATGATGCGTTTCACCGTTGCGTCGGAGTCGCCGGCTTTACGGGAGATAACTGCCTTGAAAGACTTGTTCGCCGTGGTAAAAGATGCCGTGGACCAGTTGCCTGTTTCGATGCGCTGCCCGCCTGACGAGTGCATCTTGTCCTTCTCCTTGCCGCCCGTGAGGGTATAGGCAAGCCCGTACATGTCGTTGTCGGACACGTCCGTCATTTCATCGAAGAACACAGGTATGTTCTGGAACTTGCCCAGCTTGAACCCGCGCAAGGATACGGACGCCATGCGGGATACGAATGACTGCGTGGGGTTGCCCCATACGGAAGATGCGAAGCGCAGCACATGGGACTTGCCCATGCCGGACTGGCTTGACCACAAGGAATAGATTGCCGACTGCGCCTCGCCAATGCCGTACTTTAGGAACGGCGAGGCAAGCGAAAGCAGCACGGCAAACTGCGCGGCTGGCTGGTTCAACGTCTTGTACATGTTGATGCCTTCCTTCCAGCCTTCCAGCGTTCCGGCAGAAGTCAGCTCCTTCTTTCCGTAGGAAATAATCTTGTCGTCAAGGCGGGCATCAATGACGCCCTTCGCTGTGATTACGCCCTTGCCGATAACAAAGCCCATATGGGTCGTCGCCTTGTCTTCAGGGTCGGCAAAGGTCGTCCAGCCGAACTGGCTGAACGTCGGAACTTCCTTGGCTTTTGCCGTATGCACGACTGATTGTAGGTAAGCGTTCATAAAGTCCTTCAGCACGGGTCCGCCTGCGCGAAGCCCGATGGTTGGAAACATGTTGGCGTTGGCAAACCATTTTGTGACATCACCGAAGTCCGTATCGACATCGAACCTGACCTGCTCCACCCTGCCGTTCGGCTGTACGACCTCGAAGATATGCCCGCGAGTGGGGCGCTCGTCAATGTACTGATACACACCGTGCTTATAGTAAAGTTGCGACTGGCACAGAACGATGTCGCGCACCTCAAATTCCCCGTTGACTCTCTCTGTCTTGTGCCAGATGATACCCCTGTCATCAACAGAAAACTGATTGGAGGAAATCGGTATGCGCTCGTATGTGAAGCTGCTTGGAATGATAAGCCTGTTCCCGCTGTATGCAACATGGGCGTTTGCCGTGCTTGTATTTGCGCTGGTCTGGTCGCTTGTCTGGCTGACGCTTGGCTGGCTTATCGACAGGTGATGGAGCTGCACGGGCGACTTTATAGTCCCCCTATGCGGACAGGCTTTGCAACCGTCAGGATTGTCACGCTGGAACGTGGCGCACAGGACAGGCATATCCTCATTGGCGTCCATGTACTTCCGCTCGGTCGCCGTGCTGTCATACCTTGGGTCAAGGGAAGACAGCTTATGCGCCCATTCAAGCCCGTCATCAAAGCGGCGCAGGATGCACATGCCGTAAAACCACTGATGATACGAGCCTTGCCCCATCGTGAGCATCTGGTTGCACTCGCGCACGACATTCTGCGCCGAATCCTTTTTCGGATTGTCAAACGTGCCGAAGCTATCGTCTGATACGGCAGGCATGACCTGTTCGGAAGCCGAGCCGTCGGCGCCTATCAGGCGGCAGAACTCGTCGAACTCGTAGTCCTGCTGGCTGGCAAGCACCGTCACAGTGCGCCCCGTCTTCTGGTGGATAGTTCCCGGAAGGCGAAGCACGGCGGCTATGTCGGTTGTCTTGGGAGCGTCAACCATAAGCCCGCCGTCGCGAAGCTTTTTCAGCAGCGCGGCAGCGACACCGCTAAACTTTGAGGCTGGCTGACCTTCCGTCAGCGTCCAGTAAATGTGAAGCCCCATGCCGGAGCTGACGATGATGGACGGCGGGATGTCCGTGCAAGCCGTGCAAAGGGCGCGAAGCCCGTCGTTCGCATCGGCATAGACATCCTTCTTCAATGTGCCGTCGGCGTTCTTCTTGCCTGCGTCAATGTCGCACCGCAGAGCTTTGAACGCCAAAGCATTTATCTGCTTGCGCCCAAGCAAGGGAGTGCTGAACGATGCAAGGGCCATATAGGCATCCATGCCAGCATTGCTGAATGACTGGCATTTGCCTGCAATATCTTCAGGGGAGCCGCAAGGCTCCTGAACAATGGCGCCGTCTTTTATTCCGCAGGCATAGTAGCACTCTTGCCTGCCGAACATCCCTGCTGGCGGCAGGTCCGGCAAAATGCGGCGCAAAAATTCCAACGATTCCATATGACCCCCGTGAAAAACAGGGCGGCACTCGAGGGTGCCGCCCTTCTAAATCCCCTGAATTAGTTACGCGCCTTAGCCAGCATGTTCTGAATGGCTGTCAGGTCGAAGCCACTGGCAGGAGTTTGCGGTGCTGCTGCGGGCGCGGGTTTCACAAGTGCCTGCTGCGCCTGTGCGAGCAGGTCTTCAGCAGGAGCAGCAGGCTGAGGAACGGGCTGCGGCTGCGCGACCGGCTGAGGCTGGATGGGACGGGGTTCAGGAGCGGGGGTCTGTTCCTGCTGGCCGTATTCCAGCTTCTCGCGGATGGCGAGCATGTCAAGCACTTCAGGGGAATCGCGCTTGGCGCGGATAGCCTTGATGCTGTCCACGTCAAGGAAGGTCGGGTATCCGTTGGGCGACAGCGCAGGGCGGAACACCACGACGCCACCGATGCTCATCTTGCCGTCGATGAGAATCTGCGTCGGGAACATGGCGGGGGTGATGACCATGCCGTTCACGCTCATGCGCTTGCAAAACGCGATAAGACCGGACCATTTGTAAAGGTTCTGCTCGGGATAGCTCTTGCCGTACAGGTTGGCAGAGCTGATGTCGAACACGACAGGATTGTCAAGGTCGAGCATCATCTGACCGCTGGGGTCGTTCTTGAAGAATGCCCACACGGTACGGCGAAGCGTCTGGAAAGCCCAGCGTTCCGCGCCGCCGCGCTGAACTTTCTTATGGAACTGCTGGGGCAGGGCAGGGCAGATGTATCCGTCGGTCTTCTGCTCCCACACGAGGTCGGGCTGCGCAGGCTCCATGCCGGGGGCGTAGTCGCGCTCGTACCATACGCAATGGTTATGCGGCGCCGTGGCGATGCAGACGCCAGCCAAGTCCTGCGGGCCGTACTCCTGGGCGTCCTGCCCGGAGCCGACGGTAAAGCCCATCTTGCCGACCTTGAGGCGGCGGACAGCGGTGGAGCCAAGCCCGGCCCAATCCTTCTCGGCATCAGCCTTGAACAAGGACATGAGGGCTTCGGGGAGCTGGGGCATCTGATTGGTGGTGTTGATGGTGACTGGAAGCATACTTATTCCTCCTATGCTTTGGTCAGTGAAAGCGTCCTTTCTTCTACTTTGCGGACGCCGTATTGGTCAAGTATCTCGCTGGTCACAGTTTCAGGGTCAATCTTTGCATGGACCAGCATGTCTTCAAAATTGCTCTTGCTCATGCGCTGCTGGAACAGCAGGCAATCGACAAGAGGTCTGCCGTCATGGACAGCGGAAAGCATGGATGTGAACATGGCAGTGACGTATTTGTTCACATCCGCAAATTCGTAGCGGTATGTGTCCTTTGCGGCTATCTTCGCCACGCCTTCAATGTTTACCGACTTCACGCCCTGCGCCGCCATCTCCATGAGGATTCTGTCGCACAGGTCGTCTTCCGCTGCCTTGAATGCCTTTACCTTTTCCTCGAAGTCCTTGCGCCTGTTACGCAAGTCCTTCAGGCACTCCGTCATTTCCTTCAATGTCGCGCTCATCAAGGTCTCCTTGGATGTAGGTTTTTGTAAGCCACTCTATGAAGTCTTCCTTCAATATGACGCTCTTCTTGCCAAGCATATGGGTCTTTGGACCAAGACCCTGATAGCAGATATTGTCAAGGTAATTCCCCGTGAACAAGCCGTTTGTCCATTTCTCGGCGTCTGCCCGCGGGAAGTACTCCGGAAGTCCCTTCTCGATTCTTTTGATAAGCTTCCGCGATGACGGCGGGAGCGGGATGTACCTAGCCATTGCTAAACCTCACTAATAGTGCCTAAAAAAGCTTGTATCACAAACCGACTGAACGTGTCAACAAATAAATCGCACAGGGAGCATTTGTTGTTTTACGATTTGTATTCTTCAAATAGCGATGCTATGAACGCGCCAAGGTCATGTCCGCTTCGCAGCAGGGAGAAGCCACGGTATTCCTCCGGCGAGGCTTTCAGGCTTATGACGTTGATGCTGGATGCCTTTTGCTTGGCAGATGACAGCCGCTCCAAAGCCTGCGCATAGACGAACCCGCCGAGCATGGGCGGACCGTCGAACACCATCGTATCAGCACGGGACAGCTCAACGCCGAAGCTTGTCGTGACAGGATGGGCAAGCAGGACTTTCGGCTCGTCCTCATATTGGAACCGTTGAAGTATGTCCGCCCTCTTGCCGGCGGCGACATCGCCGTCTATCCGTTCAACAGATATGCCGGCGGATTTCAGGAACTTCTCACGCAGGGCCATCACGCCTTTGAAACAGCAGAACACCACGACTTTATTCTGCGTTTCCTCGATGATTTCAAGGAGCGTCTGATGCCTGTCCTTGCAGTCCAGCTCTACGATGCCATGCTCATTGTCGATGCAGATGCCCTGCGCCACCTGCAACATCTTGGATGCCAGCACGCCGCCATTTGCCGCCGTGATTTTCACGCCACTTTGCGCTATGGCTATGGCGTCCGCCTTGAACTGCTCACGCATTTCGCGCTGCTCCTTGCTCAACTCGCACGTCATATCCCTGTACGTTATCGGCGGCAGGTCAATGATGTCCGACTTATTGAATCGTATGGCAGGCTGCATCGCCTTGTGCATGACTTCAGGAGCATCGGGACGAAGGCGGCGCATGTACGGCTCCGGCCCATACTGAAACGTCGTGCGTTCAAGCCAGCCGCGCTTGGTCGTACAGGGGAGCTTCGTGCGGTTTATCATGCGGCACATGCCGAACACCGCTTCAGGGTTGTTCCCGGGCGAACCTGTGGCGCCGATGACGTATTGCATGTTGCACCCGTTGACCAGCTTGTCTATGGCCTTATGCCGCTGGCTGGACGGGTTGCCGACATGGGTCAGCTCGTCTATGACGCACGCGCCGATAAGCCCATCCTCGGCAGCTTTGATGAAGGCGGCAGAGGATATGCGGATGCTGTCATAGTTGGTGATGATGAAGTCGGCAGGCTGGGCGAGGGCAGATTCCCTTGTCTTGCCGTTGGCTATGACAATCTTCGCTCCTGGCAAGGTGCGCTCGATGCCGTCCTTCCATACGGACCATATGGTTGTGACAGTCGTAATGATGAGAAACGCCCCTGCCACATACCGCTGGCGCTGAAGATAATCCATCGCCATGATGATGCTTCCCGTCTTGCCCGTGCGCGGGTCCGACAGCACAAATGACCTCGGATTCAGCACGATGAAAGCTGCCGTGATAAGCTGATGCGTCATGGCGTCATACTTGCCTTCTACTTTGGGATGGCTCTCAAAGAAGAAAGGGGACGCCACCATAGAACTGACCCCGCAGTTTTGGAGCAGCCGGCATGACTCATCTGTCCACGGCAATATGACAGTAGAGTTCCCATCGCCGGACGGGTAAGACTGCACAACGGCTGTACGGGTAAGCTGTGCCGCCTGGCTATCCAACAGCGTAGCCGCCATAAGCCCTTGCTCTTCAATGAGAACTATGTTGCCTATCAGTCGCATTGAGAACTCCTAACAACGGGCGAGGCAAAACGCGGTATAAGCCATAAATGCTGCGAGCATTACGAAATCCCAATCAATGTCCATCAGTTTGCTCCTGTATTGGATTCGTTCCAAGAATGCCAAAATAAATCGGCTTATTTTGAAGTTTGATATAGGTAAGGGCATCTATAATATTAATAAGGTGCATATTCATCACTTGCAGTTCTACATTTATGCGGTTAATTTGCATGGCTATAGAATCAACAAACCTATGCTTTCGCTTATATGCTTTACGCTTTTTCATGCCCATTCCTCCTTCTCTACGGCAAGGTATGCCGCCTTCAAGAAAATATCCCCGCAGTCTATGTTCCTATTTTCAGAAAGGGTACATGCTTTGTGGGCCGGACAATCACTACAGTCAATATTCCAGCTTAGCTTGACTGCATACTTTGCCAGCTTCGCCGCAACACGGGCTTCAAACTCAGCACCGGGCGTGTAGTCCGTAGGACACCCGCGAAATCTATGTCTGTATTGTCGGTCGCACTTGCGACACCATGCGCAATACGCCAATGCCACCAGCTCCCTACCGCGGAGCCAACGCTTCTCGCTATCGGTCAGCATCATCTTCCTCCTCCCAGACAACGCAGGGTTTGAAGGAAACACAACAACCTTTTTCAGTAAACTTAAAGTCCACCTTTACCTTTTTGCTATACCAAAGCTCCCTGAATACAGGGTCGTTATGGACGCGCTTCACAATCTGCTCCCATATCGCATAGAGAATCTTCTTATGGATACGGTCTATCTCGCTCTCTTCAGGCGGTGTCCTTTTTGCAAACATTTCCATTCATCTCCTCCTCGACTTCAAACCTCATTCGCCTAAGTACAGTATCGGCACAGGATGGCATACAGCTTAGCGTCTTTACAACATTAATTCTACAGAAACTACATGGGTCGAACTCATATCCCTCGCAATTTGATGCAATAAGCTCATACGCTTTTGCCAGCTTTACTGCGACACGGGCTTCAAACTCGACAGCTTCAACGTAATCAAGAACCGCCCATGAGCTTCTGATGTCTATATTTGGACAACCGTTGCCCAAGCACGATATGTCACAAGGGTGGTTGTATCCACGCCAGCGTCCTATATTGTATTCGGGACAGTGCATACAGCTATAGTAAGACCAATAATTCACTCCTGCATATAGCTTGCGCAACTGTAGCCAGCGCTTCTCACTATCGGTCAGCATATCTCAATCCCGAAATGTTTTCCCTCAGCAGGGCGGAATGCTTTGCAGGCGGTCTCAATCCATTCCTTGAGCACATCAAAGTTCTTCTCATTAACGCAGAAGGTAAACCCGCCGCTCTCATTGATGCGGTTCATCTGCTCTTTCTGCATCGCTGTAGGCTTGCCATACCCTGCCTTTGTTTCTATGCCGACGAACATACCCCTGATGCAGCAGAGGTAATCCGGAACGCCTTGCTGACCATATGTCTGGCCCCTGGGCATGGTGTACCATACGCCATTGGCTTTCAGCAGGGCTGTAACCTTTGCTTTCACTTTCCCTTCAGGCGTCATAAATGTCTCCTATCAGTATCTTCCCGTCTTTCACGGTGTTCAACACTTGCTTCGCTATCTGCTCTGCAATGAACCTCATGTCAGGGTGCGCCCGCTTATCCAGCCGAAGCTTGAGGAAGTGCCGCAGCTCCCGCAAGTTCATCTTCATCTTCATGTTTGTTGCCACGCAGTTAGGCAGTACGGAACGTGCAATCTCGGGGCGGGTGTCTACGAGCAGGCGCTTATAGAACTCCTCAGCAGTGGTGCAAGCCATACACCACGTCGCGTAAGCAGTGGAACCCGGCTCAATATCTCTGGGGCATATGACGGTCAGCTCATCGTACCTGACATAGCGTGTCGATTCCTGCTGGAACGACGCCAGCCTGTGCCTCACAAGCTCATGCGACACGCCACGGTCAACGCGCAGGGAGAACGTGAAGTCAACAAACTCAAGCGGGGATTCATGCCCCTTGGCAATCAGCCCTTTGACAAAGCGGCGCTGTTCCGCCATCCCCGGCAGCTCTGACATGTAGCATGTCCTCGCCACCATGTTGATGAGCGTCACAGGCTCCTTGGTCGTGACAATTTCCAAATTTGCAAACGGTTCAACGATTTTCATAATCCACACTCCGGCGTATTGTAGAATCCGCACCACTTGCAGAAGCGGTTTTTCCTCGGCGGGAAATCATTGGCGCTCATGTCCTGCTGCGCGTCCGACACGGCGTCGATAATATCCCTGACAGGCTCATAGCCATTTCTGAAATCTATGATGCCCGTCGCCGTTTCGCCGCTGTCAACATACCAATAGGCATACTGGACAACAGGTAACTTGTAGTACATGTGAGCAATGAAGGCTTCCATGCGGAGCTGCATGTCTTCGTCATCCCATTTTTTGCCCGTCTTGTAGTCAATCAGAAACGCCGGAACAGCAAGGCTTTCAGGCGGCAGGAGAATCGTGTCCGCCTTGCACCGCATATAGCCATTGTCGTCCCACCAATCGACCGCATTGCCCTTGCGGTCAACGCACATCTCATGCTCGATATGGCAGGTCATCCCTGCGTTGATGAGGTCACGGGCAAGCCCGACCTGCTGGCGAACGAAGTCCAAGTCCAGCCCGTCAGGCCAGCTCTTCACGGCATCATAGCCGTCCTTGACTGCCTTCTCCAAGGCGTTATGCACCAAGGTGCCTCTGCTTTTCTGCTGTGACGCTTTCCACTTCAGTGTCTTCGCCACGCTCTGCCCCCAAAATTTGCGGGGGCACTGCACATGCGTTGACAGGTTAGAGGGGCTAAATACTATTCCCATTTCTCCTCCATGTAGAAACATATTCTGTTGGTAGAACTCCGTTACGAATCCATTTGCAGAACACTAGCTTTTTACAGACTTCAGCTCGTTCTGAAATGTTCGACACGCCGTGTTTGTGTACTTTAGTAGAACCAGAAGTTTCCCCTACGAATGTCCAGTTGTCAGCCTTATACATGGCGCCTTTTCTGTTCTCGTTCTCGATAATGAATGTCTCGAAGCCGCAAGGTTTGACATGATACTTTTCTTCCCAATCTTTCGCTACTTGTATGCGCCAAAGACGGAGAATCTGTGTGCCAAGGTTTGGTATATTTTTCTCCAAGCGAAAGACAGTGTTATCAATAATACCATTGAGCGCAACTTTACGGTTATCCTTTGTAATACCGAAGAACATATCTCTGGCTTTTGTCGCATATGCAGCAGAACCCCCGGAGATAATTCCGATAAGCTCATTCTCAAGAAAAATCAGATAATGCAACTGCTGTCCAATAGCACCATGGTTGGGGATATAATGTCTATTCCTTATTGCTTGGTATGCAGGGTCGCTACGTTTACAGCGCATAAGTCTAAGCGATTTCATCATACGCTATCCCTCATACAAGTCTTCCTTATCGACAGCGTTGTCTTCAAGGATTTCAGTATCGACAATATCATGTGGGTCGATTACGCCAGCATTCTTGACTTCCTTTTCAGCCTCATCGCGTGCTTCGTCTTCGTCTTCCGCAATGACATACACGTCCTTCATTATCGTTACACGAACCAAATACCTTCTCATAAGTCCTCCATTAGAGGCGCCGCCTGTCCGCCTTGTCTAAGGCATTCAAGACAGGCAGGCGGCACCAAGCCATTTCACGGTCCCGGACGACCGTGTTTCAGGGACCACCCCTGAAATTTGACCGGGAGCGGCACGGGGTTCTATACGTTCGCAATCATACCTGCCGCTCCCTCCCCAGACCACCTGGGAATCTATGCTATCTCGTAGCTGTCCCCTATCTCGCCCTCGCAAGCGACAGGGAATCCTTCCAGCCACGGCGGAACACTGGACATCCAATGCTCCATAAGCTTCATAGTTTCTTCCGCATTGCTTTCAGGAACGCACGACAGCCATGCGTCGTGAATGTTCGCAATGAGCGGGACACCCGCCATATTCATGCGGCAGGCTTGCCAGCCGAGCAGCATGAAGGCGAGCGATTGAATCACATTTTCCGCGAGTGCGCCCCCATAAATCTTTGTCTTTATTAGATTCTTGCCGCGCACACGGTCGTAAAAATACTCAACCCGCTTCTCTCCTTTCTCCCATCGGAGATTGGGGTACCACAGCTTATACTCGCTGTCGCCAACTACAATGCAGGGAATCTTCTCCTCGTGCCCCGGCAGTGATGCCTGCATGTAATGGAACAGCTTACCGTCCGACCCGCCGAACCAGCCCTCCGCGCCGGCTTCCATAGCCTCTATCACCCGCTGGCACTCATCCCAGAATGCCACTATCATGCGGTTGGACAGGCGGTAAATCTGATGCGCCTGCTTCGCCAGCTCGTGATGCTTTTCCAAATCGTCGGACAGCCGGACGCCCTGACGCAACAGGGTATCCGAAAACTTTTTCCACCCTACTCCATAGCCACAGGACAATACGCACACTTTGCCTACATTCCTGAAATTCTTGAGTTTTTTATCTCCACCCTTGGCGCCGTCGTGTATCTCCTTGGCGGAGATGCCGAATATCTTTTCCGCCAGTTCAGCATACGGGTCGCGCCCTTCTCGGAACTGCTCGACAAGCTCAAGCTCGCCAGCAGCATACGCCAGCATGCGGGCTTCAATCTGCGACGAGTCAACCGACACGAACTTATGCCCGGCAGGAGCTTTGAGCGCACGGCGGAGCGTGAGCTTCGACGGGTCGCGCTTCGAGAGATTCTGCATATTGAGCGAGTCCGAACCCTCGGACGACCCTGCCCCATAGCGCCCTGTGTGCGCGTAGAACGCCTTGAGCATGACAGGCAGGGGACGCCCGGATTTTGCAGCGCCGAGCAGCCGAACGGCACGGCTGCGCTCGATGCTGCTGTTCAGCTCAAGCCTTGCCTGCACCAGCGCAGCGACATGCTCATTCGGGTCGCTGGCCATCGACCTGAAATCAAGGTCAGCCTTGGATAATGCAGGCGCCATCACCTCGCAGCTATCCATTGCTTTAAGGATAAGGCTGTCATCCAATCCCTTGTTGCGGGCGTCACGGGCAGCATTGAACAGTTGCGTCTTGCGGGTCTTTGTCTTTGCCTCTGACAATTTCATCGGCGGTTCCGCCCCGTAGTACTGGAGCATGGAACAGAACTTATCTGCTGAACGGATAGCCTTAAGAAACTCCTCGCGATTATGCAGTCCGAAATCCCTGCCTATCTCCTGCATGATTTCATCAGCGTGGGCATCAATGTCCTTGATGTACTGCTCAATCATGGCAGCATCTATCTCAATGGCAGGCTCCGTAGCCATTCGTGCGGTCAGGCTGCCGAACAGCAGGGCGTCATTCGTCATGTACGGCAGCATGGAAAAGAAGTTCTCGCTGCACTGCGTCACATCATCAGCGCAGTACTGGCGGAAGAAAGCCCACTCGTCAGGCGTGAAATCCTCACGGTACCGCTTCCCGTTGGATACCACCGTGCCTTCCTTCTTCATGCCATGCCCAAGGAAATCCGTCAGCGCCTTATGACTTTCCGCAATGACACGGGATATGCCGCACCATCTCGCCATGTGCATGGTGTCGATGATGTTGCATGGGTGGATGCCATGCACTTCGGACAGGATAAGCCCGTCGAAGCCGGCGATGTTATGCCCGACCACAAGGTTGGCAGGGTTCTCAAGGTCAAGCGCCAGCAGCGTGTCGTGTATGCGTTCGGCGTCAACGACAATGGTGTCGCCCCGGTCTATGCGGTAGCCAAAACACAGCTCCGTGAAACGAGGGTCGCGGACGTACTCTATGGGACCCATCTTCGACAGCGTGTAATCCTTGCTATCGTAATACGTTTCCCAATCAAGCGTTATTATCATCATCAGATTCAATCCTCGTTACATGGACGTTGCCCTTCATAATGTTCAAGGCAAAATTCACTGTCGTCAAAATGAACTCCTCGACTTCTGGAATCTTGTCCTCATCTTCTTCACGCAGGGCAATAAAGGAACGCTCTGCCGAGATGACGCAAGCGTCCATAACATCTTCCTTGCTCACGCCGGACGGGATAAGTTTCTCGCCGTCCAAAACCGTCGCCAGAAGTACTGCAAGGGAGTGAGCGAAAGTCCACTCTTTCTTATCCATGTGCAGATGGAACTGCTCAATCTTCATAGGGCCTCCATAGGGGGGTCCGCATACTATGCGGACCCCATGAAAGTTTAGCCGGGGAACTTCGCGACAATGGCGTCCACTTCGTCGTCGGTCAAACCGGCAACGAAGTCATACACTTCCGGCGGAGTCTCAGGGTCAAGCAGCTTGGCCTGCGCAACCGTCAGGACACGGATGTTGTTGCGAATGTTCAGCACAACCTTGCCGGTCATCTCCACGCCCGCCACAGTGTCAGGCACAAGCCCAGGCTCGTAGGCAGGAGCGGTGGGGTCAACGACCTCAGCAGGCTGCTCCTCGACGGGAGCGGGCTGCTCTTCCTTCTTCTTGCTGCGGCTGCGCTTTGCAGCGGCGAGCTGGTCAAGGCGTTTGGACAGCTCATTCGTACCGTCAGTAAGGGTGGCGATTTCAGACCGCAGGCCCTCAATAGCTTCATTGAGGGAAGCGATAGCATTGCCATGCACTTTCAATACGTTATCCGCCTCGCCGTTATGATTCTCAATGCTCTGGATGCGGTCGAGAATCTTGAAGATGATGCCCGTTCCGGGTGTAACAAGCGCCTGAACGACCTGTTCTGCGTTCATACTTTCCTCCGATGTTTAGTGTTGATTGGTCACAATTACCCTTCGTCCGCAAAAATGTCAAGCGGAAATTCAGGGTAGGCCATCTCAATTTCCGCCCGCATAATCTGCGCCTCCTGGCAAAGCGGCGCTATCGACAGCACCAGCAGAAGCGCACGGCGGGCGTAATTGAAAGCCATCTCATGCTGCCACGGCTTGTTCTTTGTGGATTCAGCCATGGCCTTTACACGGGCGAGAAGGAACTCAATCATGTATTTCCTCCACGTCCACGACTTCCACTATGTCATTGCCGTCAGCCATCGACTTGTCAACAACATCGACATAATGGTTCTTATTGTAGTTATGCTTCGCTGTAACTTCAGCATCGTCATAATCCAGTGCCTCGACTTCAACCTCGATAGGGACAGTAATGTCCATGCGTACCTTGAATCTCATGCTTCCAACCACCTGTTATAGATTGTGTCGTAAGGAACTTCCATTATCTCTGCGAGATGTTCGAACACGCGCTCACGCACGGTGCTGTCATACACGCCGAGCAGGAAGTAAATGTCCACGCCTGCATAGATGAACAGCGCAGCATCGACAAACTCTGGCTGCGGGTCCATCTCTTTCCATATCTCATCTGTAGGAAATGCTTTGTGATACCAGTCACGGATAGACACCGCGCCTTTATCACAGACCCTCTTCCACAATTTGTCTTCCATGGATACGTCCCTCCACTTCATGTTTGAAGTTCTCTATCGCCCGGACATCCGACAGCGTTTGATGGGCGCACCCTACCAATCGACCCGTCCTGTCGTATAATTTGATGCCCTTTGAACCCTGCCGCAAGGTGAGGCTGTACAGCTTGCAGAGCCGTACAACCTCCTTGCGCATGTCCTTGTTAATTATTCTCAATGACCGCTTCCAACCGGCGGATGCAGGACTCAGGGTGCTCCTTGAAATCCGCCATGATGTTGCTGACTTCCGTGCCTATCTCCTCGATAGCACGGTACAGCCCGCTGTACTTCTGAATATACTCGATGTCCTTGCGCAGCGACTTGAAGCAGCGGGAATCCGCAGTCCAATCGTACCCGTCGTACTTCATCGTCTTTTCCAGGAATCCGTCGAGCGTCCTGCGCAGCCGCTCATTCACGGCGTCGCGCAACGTGCGCTTGAACTGCCTGTAGGTATCGGCATCATCGCAGCGAATGTCGAAGTTCATCGGGCGGAACGTGTCGCTGTCGCCTCCTTCCTTATCCCAGTCCGCCTGATACTTGGCAAGCATGCTCATGCACTCGCCTGCATAGCCGTCAGGCACGATGTATCCGCCTGCAAAGGCGACAAAGTTTGTCACCATGTAGTGCCGGACATTGCAGTAAATCGTATTGAGCCTGGTCTGCTTCCGCGTTTCCTTGGAAGCGTCAATGTTTGGAATAATGAAGTTCATTACCACCTCCGTTTGTATGTGTCCCCGCCGGGGAGAACACAGATAATCCATTCGATTCCGTCGGAATCCCTTTCTATCCTAGGGGAAAACCCCGCCTCTATCAACAGGTCAAATGCTGTTTCAGGCTTGAACATCCCCATCATGTCGCTTGTGTACATAGCCGTAAGCGCCTTCGACACAATGGCGTTCAGCAAGTCCCTATTGCCCTGCACATTCCAGTCTATCATACGCTTCCCTCCCACACCTTAATGATGAGGGGAATGAGGTCATGCGCGGCGTCGCTCCACAGCACACGCTTATCTGTTATATCGGACAGCGGCCACGCCTGCTCAACGACCGTGCTGTCGATGATGCCATCGACAATACTATCGCCCGTGCTTATCCAAGCGCGGAACTTGATGCCGTCCCAATCCTGGATAACGGCAGCATTGAACGTAAAGCACATGTCATCTCCGCCAATGCACTCGTCTTCGTAGGTGTAGTACACTTCCTCCTGCCCATTGTCGAATGCCTGTTCCACGGTGATGCCGTGGTCCTTTTCAAACGAGCGTTCAATCTCGCACTTGAATGCGTCGGTGAAATCCCTGATGGCAGGGAAGTGCGCGATGTCGCCATTGTCGTATGGCTTGCGCATGATGTCAGCGCGGCTAACGTCAAAGCTGGCAGCAATGCCGCCGTCGCCAATGGCGAGGCGACCGCCTGTTCCCGCAGGAGGGATAACCGTCCAAAAGGACTCGCCAATGTCACCGCCGAACTCGTCGCGCAGGGCGTCGATGATTGCGCCAGTGAGATGTGTTGCGAAATGCCAAACGATTGGCCTCATTTTTGTTGCGTTTTCCAACATCTTCATTCTCCTGTAACAGTTCTGGTTATGATGTCAGCCCCGGACTCGTCGCCTTTCCTAAAAGGCGCAACCACTGCAAACATGCGGCGGTGCTTCCTGTTCACCATCAGCATGGCAGGCAGCATGTCTTCCCAAATAGGATACTCAAGGCAAGCCCATTCAAGCGGTTCGCCAAAGGCGGCCAGCGTTTTCCACTCGAAGTGAAAACCCGTCGCAGGCTTTGCCGCTGTCGCAGCGGCGAGCAGCTTGTCCTTACCACCGGCGACACGCCATATCTGGTCGAGAGTCCACCATGTATAATCTTTGGGTATATTCCTAAAGATGGTCAAACCCACACGGGCATAAGCGCCGTCTCTCTTCATATCGGAAAAGCCGAACGACGTAATGAACGCCACCTCGGGCATATCAGGGGGCGTGGAATACCACTCCTCATCGGTCAAACGGCAGACAAGAAGCGTGCGCCCATTGGTGGCGTACAAATAATGCTGGCTCACCATGGCGTGCTTGAACTCGCCATAGAATTTGCCGATGAGGCGCTTGAAAATCTGCGCCACCTCGTATTCAATGTACATGCTAAACTCCTTGACAGGCAGTTGTTGAACGGCGTAACATACGCGCTGCCTTAGTCGCGTAAGGCCTCCATTCGGAAGGCGCCCCGCCCTGGACAAGCGGGGCGCTGTTGTTTCTACACCCTGCCAAAAGGCATGATAGTGCAAAATTCCCAGCTCATGCTTTTTATGCAGTCCAACGAAGTTGGATAGTTGGAGAACGAGAAGCCGGCGCTTTCCAATGCAAGCAGGGTAGCCGTGTGCATATAGCTATGCTTGCCGATGAAATAGCCAGAAAGATGATTGTCTTCATCTTCCTTGAGCCAGATGTGTGCAACGCAGACCCACGCACCACCGGAACGGTGATACAATTCAACTGCTGCCTGCAAATGCTCCGAGTACAAAACCCATCCGCCATACAGCGGCGTATGCTTCTGCACTTTATCCACATCCGGCGTGGCGGGAACTTTGTTTGCCATGAACTTTTCCATGTTGATATGGCTAAACCTTGTCATGAACAACCTCCAAAGTGTTGATGTCAAAGTAGTGATAGCGCCGCTGCGATACGCCGGCGGGAGCTTTGCGCTGACGGGTGGAAAGCACCCAGCATTCATGCCCGTCAATTTTCACCGTGCCTTTCAGCACACGCATCTCGCTTATGCGCTCACCAAAGAAGCGCAACGTGTCACGAGAAAAGAACACGCTGTCCGGCTGGTACTTTTCATGCAGCCTGATAAGTTCATAAGCAGTCATATTTCCTCCACGGTTATGACGCCATTCTTGATGGCGTCAGTTATGCCTTTCCGGTTCAACCCAATGAACTTGTAGATGTACTTGCTCGTCGTCACGCTGTAGTCCAGCGCACCGGGAGCGAGTATCATCTTGCCGTCACGCACCTGCGCCACGGGCGTACCATAGCTGAACAGGGTGCGCTTGCCGTCCTCAACAACGATGGTCTGGTTCTTCGCCAGCGTTTCAATCTTCATTGTTCACCTCCGATGCTTTCCAACAGGCCGCTGCCACATGCGCGCCGATGCTGGTAATCAGCTTGTCCATCCTAACATAATCCTTCCCGTCATTCTGGAAGGCGTCCCATGCGTCATAGCAACCTTTGGTTGCACCGACGAGGGCCGCTTCCATGTTCAATTCACCATCTTTTATAGTGCCGGCCTTCCTGGCAACCACCAGACCGAACGATGCGATAACCAGCATGAGGAACTTTTCAAGTTCCGTTCTATCCTGTGTCCACAATGCCAACTTGGCAGCATCGTTTGCTGCCTTCAAAGCTTCATCGAGTTCTTTCATTAGTCCTCCCATATATCAGCGGCGCGGTTATACAGCGCCCTATTGCTCTCCCTCCTGAACTTCGGGAGAAAGCCAACCACCACAAACGCATGCCCATACCGGCGCAGCACGCGCCATGCGTTCGCAAACTCATCGAGGAACCGGAAGTCGCCGCGCTCGCCGCACAGCTCGACAACGCCAAGAAGGTCAGACTTGTTACGCATTCCGCACCTCCAAAAGCCTGAGCCAATCGTCAGGCGTAATTACGCTGCACATTCTGCCGTTTCCTGTGTCATTCTCGAATCCGTGAATGAGGAACGGGCATGTCAGCCTGCCAACTGTGCAATGGCCGACGCCCGCACACTGATTGCAGAACGCCGCAAGGCGCTTCGCCTCACGCTCCGCCGCTTCATTGCCGCACTTGGCAGCAACAGGGGCAATGGCGTAGTCAATATGAAGAAACTTCAACATTCCCACACCTCCCAATCGCTTGCGAGCACATCCTCGGCACGAGGAGAATAGTAATCTGAAAACACATTATGCTGCCCGTCGTAATCTGTAACACGGACATCATACAGGCGCCCTCTGGTCATGGCGATACGGCGCTGATTCACCCCCGGACGGGAAATGAACGAGCGTTCGTCCATATCCATGCTGACCGTGTATGGGTCTTCGGGGTCAGGCTTTGTCAGCAGCGCAAGCGCCGACACAGCCTCGATAAACGACAGGCGTTCCATTCGCTTAGTCATGCAGCACCTCCAAATTGTGAACGTACAGGGAGCCATCAGGCAGCTCCACTTCCAATACTTTCCGTATGAAAGCCCTGTCAGAACAGGGGCGCGTTTCAACAAGCTCGGGCAAATCCAACCGGTCAAGCACGATGCGTGCCACGTCATAGGTGGTATTCATCAGCCTGTCGGCAAGAGTGAGCTTGGTCTTTTGCGGCTGCCACACTTCGACCAACTCGCATGCCCCGCCAATATGGTTGACATCGTTGGACCAGCGAAACACATCGTGGTCAATCGCCTTGCCCCAGCAAGCGTACCCGTCCAGCCCATGCTTATGGCAGAACATAATGTAGTCTGCCTTCTCCTCGTCAGTAGTGCCTTCCCATTCGTCACCGTACTCGGCATAGCCAACGAACCATTCAGGAACCCAGAACTTTTCCTTCATAACTCCTCCCTAATCCAGCGGCCTTCTTTCAGCCGCCACCTGTAATCGCCGCTATAGATATACAGGCGGGGCGCGTTCGTTGCGTCACGCATGGCCAGCGCAACTTTGCGGGCGGCGTGCCAATCATCAATGGCAACAAGGACGGCGGAGGCTACGACATGGGCGCCGCCGTCCTTGCACTCAATCTTAATCATACAACGGCACCACCGTATGCCGCTCCCATTTCGGGGAGTCAGGGCAAAGGTACCACCTGTCGATGGTGCTGCCATCGTCGTGCTCGACCACGGCCGTTTCACAGCCGAACCGGTCGCGCAGCCGAACGGCAGCACGCTTGGCACTCGCAAGGGAGGCGAACGCACCGGCACGATGCACGGCAGGCGTGGGATTGTCCTGACTGGCGGGCCAAGAGGAATAAGCATGCAGGACATAATGCTGAAGACTCATTCCCACACCTCCGTGTACTTTATGCCGAACAAGTCGAGGAAGTCGGTTGCCTCCTGAAGAAACTCATACGGCACGGTTATGCGACCAGCAGAGTCAAGCTCGGCCTCGCCCGTAGCATCTTCCACGGCGTCCCATGCCTCATCCTTCTGGTCATCAGGCACGACAAGTGCGACCCGGTATTGCGGGTCATAGTCCACATACACGCATCGGTCAGCCCACTGACCGGATATGTCGAGAACATATCCAGCAGGAAGGCACTCCTCGACGAACTGGATAAGCCAGCTCGTTTCTTCAGGCTCCCATACATAGGCGCCAGAATTTGTGAAAGCATGCCAGTGCGTCACATATTCACGCCACGAATCAGCCTGCTTTGCGGTCAGTTCTCCGTCCTTATAAAGCTGAGTAAGGATATTCAGCAGGGCGGGCACAACATCCTCGTCACGGGACGAGCAGACGCCATCGCCCCATTCACCAACGTAATCAATCATCTTCCACCTCCAATGCACGGAGCCAATCCCGTGCGGTTACCGTGTGACAAAGGACACCGCTGCCGAGCGGGCAGGGAAACTCACCGACGGGGCAGAGATTGCCCTCGACGGAGCAGTCCTCTACATTCCGGTGACAACTGATTGCGAAGTCGCGGGCAAACTCCTCTACCCCATATTCGGGAGCGAGGTCAGCCTCAAGCTTGAGAGATACTCTAGTCATTACGCTTTCCTCCATTCCTGTCTGTACATGCTCAGCCAGTGACGGCCGATGACATAGCCAGTGTGGTATGTGCCATCGGCTGTGTCTATATACATCTTATGCACACGGGAGCCGCCGTTGCCAATCTGCGAACGCAGCTCCTTGACGGTGCGGGCAAAGAAATGTTCACCCGTGCGCATATCAATAAACACACGAAGGCTTTTACGCATACGCTACCTCCAACGCTTCACGCATGAGCGCGTTCAGCTCGGAAGCCTTGGCATCCCACAGACCGCCGCCAAACTTGGACTTACCCTTTTTCGGGATAGCCCATATGCGGGCGATAGACTTGCCCGTTATGGTCGCCTGCACCTGCCCAGCATTAGGGAAGTCAATGAGCAACCCCATAAGGGTCGAGCCTGCTTCCTTACGAGCGCGGCGATATGCCGCCATTGCCTCTTCGACGGTAGAGGCGGAACATTCCATAGTCCTCATGAGACCTCCGATATTATATGACTACCACAACATCGCCACCATAGATATGCGCCAATGCTTCGGCAACAAGCGCGTCGCACTCGCCGGCCTTGGCGTCCCAAATGGTAGGGAACTTTATCAGCGTGCCGTCGGCAAGCGTGACGCGCAGCAACATCACGCTGTGGCGCGTGGTGCGGACGGCAACCGTGCCGCGCTCGGACTTGAACACAATGTCAGCCGGCGACACAGCCTTGCGGCGCGTCTTGGCATAATGCGCTACCGCATCCTTCAAAGTTCTGAACATCATAACAAGACCTCCAATACGGCCCGTGCCGCCTCATGGCGGACGGGGTCAGCGTTAATGAGCATCGTGCAGATGTTATGCACGGCAAGGAGAATGAAACAGCCGGCGGCGAGGCCGGCGATAAGGGACTCAAGGCGCGTCATCGTACAAGCCCCTCCCATTCCAGCCAGGCGTATTCCGCTGGGGTAAAAGTCGGATACTCGTCCGACTCTTCCCAGCCGGACGTGTGGCGCATATGCACTTCCACCTTTCCATCTTCACGGAGCCGTGCGCCCGCAAACGCACACTCCGTGATATAGTATTCCATTGCCTCGCGGACGGCGGGGCGACGTTCGTCCTCGAGATAGAGAACTTCCCCGTGGTACTCATCGAATGAGCCGACGGGATAGTTTCCGAGGAGCACTTCACTTTCATGCCCCGAGGGGCAGGCAGAAAATGCTTCCTGCACCGTATCGAAGGGGCCTTCCGAAAACATGTCGTCGATGATAATGCGGTATTCCATAAAGAGCCTCCATAATGCCCTGCGGTTAAGCGGGCGGCACGGGCAGGGCAATCCCGTGCCGCCGCATGTTTAGCGAGTCGCGAGGGCGAGGCAGCCGAGGATATGGCCAGCCTCGTCACGCACCATACGGGCGGGGACGGCAACGTCCGTCCTGCCCTGTGCCCTCGCTGCGTTCGCCACGATGGCGGACACGATGTAAATCGTGCCGTCAACAGGGGCGGGCAGGCCCTCAATGGCGCCAAAGGTGACGCCACAGCACGGCACGGGCGTGCCGTCCACGTCCAGCGTGGGCAGGTCGGTATCCTGCACCGCACAACGGGCGATGCCCGCGCTTTCAATGATGAGAGCGGGGGCGGGGGCAATGGCGCCGGCGGGGACGCGGTAGCATTTTGCCGCCGCGTCAAACTGGAAGTCCCCAGCCATTATGTTAATGGCATGGGGGGTAAGATTGACAAGATTCATAGAAACCTCCGAAGCCGCGCCGCGTTTGAAGCGGCGCGGCGGTTTAGGGTTAGTCAGCGGGCGGGATTATTCCCGCATGCTCGGCTTCGACAAGCACGAGCCTTTCGTTGACATCGTTAAGATTGGCGTTCAGCGTGTTGAGGAATTTTTCAGCGGCGGCGAAATTTTCATTCGCCGCGTCGAAACGCTTGTCAATTTTAACAAGCTTTTCCTCAATGGCATTAAGCCTTTCCTCAGCCGACATAGACTTGTCGCCCATGTTCTGCCTCCATTGCAGGGTATGGCGAAGCAGGTCGGGATTGCCCGCCTCGCGTTTATCCTGCAACGGCACGCATAGTTGAAAGCGCCCTGGCAAGAGGGCGCCTCCTTCATGCGTACCCGTATAAGGGGCTTGCAAAGCCGGCGCGGGGGATTGGCTTAATTCCTGGCGTCCAATACGACCGCGCCGCCATCTTTTCGGCGCCGCGTTCCATTCATTTCCTGATAGCAAGACTTTGCGGAACGCAAAAAAGGCGATGCTTTTAAAGCGTCGCCTTTCCGGCTGCATACAATGCTGATAGGCTCGTGCTACCCCGTGCCGGATAGCCTCGCCATCATTTTAAGGCAAGCTGCATACGATTGACTTCCCTCCGTTACCTGGTACGCTTATGTAGCACCAGGAATTACACATTCACCGGATTTCCTTATGGCGTAATGTAGTCGTTTCGCTACATATAATGCAGCCGTTCCTTAAAATGCTATCGGCATTGCGCGCAATTCCGCCAGAGAATTGCCATGCAATGCCTTTTCAGCAAGGGCGGGTGACCTTTCGGCCTTTTTCCTTTTTCATGCCCGCGTCTACCCCGATTCCGTTGCGCAGTCTTGTAATCGACTGTCACCCGACGCAATTTGCAGGCCTTATATGGGAAACAAGTACGCAATACCCTGGCGCACAAGTACTGTTCACAGCATCTTAATACGCCAATCCCTTGCCATAATTTTAGCCCACTGCCTTTATGCGCAACGCATAGAGGGACTAAACAGCAAAAAGTCTATATGCAAGTTTAGCTGTTAATGCCTGCATACTATGCCCGTGGCTTGTTTGATAATTCCGCGCGTTATGCGCGCCAATTGGATTATAAATCCGCTTTTATCGCTAACCACATAAGGCTATATTGTAACGCTTGCCATTAATCCGCCAGGTTAATCCCTTGCATACTTAAGATTGCAGGCCAGCGCCGCCATAAAGGCGCCATAAAAAGTCTAGATAATTCCAGGCTTTATCAAATGCCGCGGCATTGCGCCGCGGCGCTTGTAAAAACTGGGCTTGTTAGATTTTTGTCAATTTGAGTTCGGCTGCGATTTTAAATCCGTGTTTTTTGCACAAGTCCTCAATTTTTGTGCGCAATGTTTCCGCATCAATTGTTTCCTTTTCCTGAACAAAAGGCGGGATAATGCCGCGGAAGGCCGTAATATTGAGAATGGAAGATACATAGGCCTTTTGCGCTTCATTAAGCTTTTCTGGCAAGATATAGGACTTTTTGTCAAAGTCCTTGCTTATTTCCAATTTGTGGGAAACAAGTCCCTTTTCCGATACTTCTCGCTTAAGCGTTGAGTTCAAAAGCTTGGCCTCAAAAGAATAAATGCAGTTAAGCAGCACGGCCCGCTGCGTCTTATTCTGTACGATAGATTTAATCCTCCCGTCCGCATGAAAAATGCCAGTATTTACGGCCGAGCGCATATCTTCCATATAAAGGGAATTAAGCGCCAGGCTTTTTGTTGTGTTAGCAGAGTTGGCCGCAACAATAGCCTTTGCGGCCGCAATAATGGCCGCATCAATGGCTGCATAAGAAGCAACCTGGTTTTTTTCTTTTGTCTTTTGCATAGTGAACTCCCATTGTTAAAGGGTTTAATTTCTTTTGACAAGTGCAGAGTAGCAAAAAGGTGATATGCTGTCAATGAAAAAATGCAAAAAAATGAAAAAAATTTTTCCCAGGGAGTAAAGTACATTTGTACGGATTTATTAGGACATTTGGGAGAATACAAGACAAAAGTATAAATATAGAAAAGTTTTGATTTATATAGTTATAAAGATGTTATAAGTATATAAATACAAAAATTTTTGTAGATATAACTTTTGAACTTTTTATTGTAGTTCTATATATGTGGAATTGTTATAAGTCCACAAAAGCTATATATGCAAAAATTTTAGACTATAAAAAATTTTGATTCACTATGATTTATACAGTGGTTTTTTCAAAATTCCGAGAAACAAAAAATTGGCAACCCCGTGTTTTTTTAAAAAAGAATATAGAAGACGTATAACAGGCAACTTTTCCAGTGATTTTCTAAAATAAAAAATTAAAATTTAATATTAATATTAATAATATTATTATTTTATTTTGCTTATTTTATAGACCTTTTCTTTTCTTTTATGGCATTGTGCTGGCAAGCGCGCACTTTGGCAATGCAACTTTTCTATAAATTTTCCCTTGTATATATCCCTTTTGCGTTACTGGTATAAAAGTAAATCCAACTTTTATATCAAGACAGAAGTATTACTTATTGAAAATCGTTTTCAATATAGTTTTCTAACTTCTTTGCATTTATGGCTATTGAATAGGAAAAGCTTTATTGATTTTGAAAATACAAATTTATTGTATTTTTATCTATTGAATATAGAAAAGCTTATTCAATGCTTTTTTCCCTGGCAAATTTTTAAGCCTATATGCCTACGCTACTTTTAAATAGGCTAAACGCTATTCAATAGCGCCTGGAAATACTGAATAGCGCCAGGCAATAATGAATAATGCTTTACTATACTCAACAGAGCCTGGCAATATTCAATAGCGCCAGGCTTTATTGAATGAATAAAAAATAAAATGAAAAGAGTTTAGCTTTATTGAATAGCTTTTTATTTTATTCAATAAAGTTTTGTTCTATTCAATAAAGTTTTCACCATTGAAATTGCAAAATAAATTAAAACAGATGGGCTTTTGGACGAGCGAGCCGAAAAAAGCCACAGAGGGGCTTAACCTTTTATATGAGCGCACAGCCCGTTCGGCCTATTTAAAATTTTCGCCGTTTAATCATTTGTGAATTTTCGCACTATATTATTTTCGCCGTTCAAAGTATTGTGAATTTTAGCACAATTTCCCCAAAAGTTCCCCCCAAAAACTCCCCTATTGACTAACTCTGCCGTGCTGCGATACAGTCTTGCCCGGAGGATATATTATGGTTAAAGAGCATGAATTGGAGCCAAAGCTCGTTACCGTATTTGAGCGTGCCGTGCGCGAGTATGCGCGGCTATTCGGACTGTCCGAATGGGATATAGCCGTGTCGTCCAAAAAGGACGACAGTGGCGACATAGCGAGCGTTGCGCTCATCTATACCGCCCGTGCCGCCAACATAGCCATTGACACCGGCTTTGACGCAGATGAAGAGGAAGTGCGCAAGAGCGCCCTGCATGAGATACTGCATCTTGTGCTGTCCGATTACAGGGAGATTGTTGACTCCCTTCTTGCCGAGGACGATGCCGTGAGGCGCAGGCGTGCCGAAGCCGCCGAGCATAGCATTATCAACCGTGTGATGTCAGCGATGGAGCAAGGAAAATGAATTATGAAGATGCCGTCAAGATGTGGACTGATGCCGTGCCGCCCATTGAGCCTTCCCCCAAAAGCAGTTCGCCCGCCCGCGGAGCTGTCCTTGAGGAAGCGCGGAAAGTCATCAATGGCGAACGGCAGGACTCGTATGGGAATCCTGAAGACAGCTTCTACGACATAGCGTTGTTGTGGGGGTGGTATCTTGGACGGACCCTGGCCTCGAAAGATGTGGCTCTGATGATGGCGCTGCTTAAATTTGCGCGGGAAAAGCATCAGGGCAAGCGTGACAATATCGTTGATGCCTGCGGATATTTGGGCATCTATGGGGACCTTGTTGACGATTAGGGCATGTTGACGTATTCTTGCGTGAAGACAGCCAAGGAGGTTTTTCATGCAGGGAGAGCGCAATATGCCGGTCACATACATTGATGTTATAGCGTCGATATGGCCAATCGCCATCGCGGGGGTTGTCTCTGCGATGGCTCTCAATTTAAAGAAGGCCATGAAGGAGGCGACCCTCCGCGACCGCATAGCCGCGCTGCTGGTTACGAGCGTTCCGTCTGCCGTGGTATCCGTGGGCGCCGTCCTCCTCCTGCCGCTTCTGTTGTCCGACACGGACAAGGTGACGCCATCGGTCGAGATGGGCGTCGCGGTCGTATGTGGCGGGCTTGGAACGAAGGTGTTTGACATGTGGCTCCGGTCAAAATTCAACCTTATAATCAGGGAAAAAGACAATGACGAGGAATAGCAGAAGGCTTCAGAAAGCCGTGCAGGCGATATTCAACGACTACCGCGAGAAGGCTTCCTGCCCCGGGCAGGTGTACCAGAATGCCGCCTGCGGGTGCGACAACGCCCTTCAGATGTGGCGTGGGCCGAAGGGCGATAAAGGCGACCAGGGGCCGCAGGGTCCGAAAGGCGACAACGCCGGGTCGTTCCTCGTGAATGCCGAGTTCGTGGTTGACCCTGCAGGGCAGGAACCGGGCGCATACCTCAAGCTGGTGCTGATTGATGTCGCCCAGCAGGAGCAGGTCGTCTATGTTGACCTGTCCTACCTCACGGACATTTACACCGGCGGCAACGGCATCTCCATCACGGATATGGTCGTGGCGGCGCGGCTTGGCGCCGGCCTGACGTTCGACGCGAACGGCAATATCGCCAGCGCGTACCAGTTCTGCGACGGGCTTGATGAAACGTCGAACGTCGTGAAGGTCAGGCTTGACTCTTCCAACCATATCCTTGGGTTCGCCAGCGGGACGTGCGGGGGCCTTACTGCCTCTGTCGGACTCGCTCCGTCCGCTACGGGGACAAACCTCGTGCTGACGGGAGCGGACGGGACTGTCCTGTCTACCGTGCCGCTGAACGGGTCGGACGGCATAACCGTGCAGAAGAACGCCCAGACGGGCGGGTTCACCTGGCTTGCGAATCCGTCGGGCCTTGTCAGTTCCGACAGCGGGAACCAGTTATCTGTTTCACAGACAGACAATAAGCTCTATGTAGGCGGAAACACTCTCTCTTATACGTTTGGTACGGGGGCGTTCACGCTAAAGGATTCCTCCGGAGCCACGCTCTCTTCGGTGACTGTGCCGTCCGCGGTGCGAATGCTCGAGGATATGGAGCTTCGGACGGATGACGGGGCGTATCTCCACCTGACGTACCTTCGCGACAACGGCCTCCGCGCATATCAGGACGTGAGCCTTGACGGGCTTCTCTGCCATAATATTGATACTGCCGATGATACTGCCGCTGCCTATTCAAAAGCAGTGCCGTCAGGAAACTGGAAGACTGCTTCCATCAACGAAATCGGCGGACGGACGGTGGTGTGGAATCAGCTTATAGAGAATGGGAATTTTGCTACCACGAGTGGATGGGCAGCAACTAATTATACTGTTATCAATTCTGCGACTGACAATACCCTTGATATCACTTTTTCAACAATCGCGAATACAGGTGTCTATCAAGGTACCAATTTAGTAAAAGCGCACAAATATCTTGAAGTTTGCGATGTAAAATCCAGCGTAGTTGTCCGTCTGGACATATCCAATGTCGGTCTGTGTTACTCAAATGGAACAGGCTCATGGGAAAGACTGACAAAAATTGTTGATTGGGTCAATTATAATACAGGGCGGTGGAATTTTTCAATACGAAGAATCGAAGCGTCTGATGACACGGCAAACTGCCAAATAAGAAATGCTTGTCTTTACGACCTCACTCTCATGTTCGGCTCCGGCAACGAGCCTTCTTCCGTTGCCGAGTTCGAGGCCATGTTCCCGACCATCGACCCTGCGTATAACGCGGGGGAACTGATGAGCGCGGGAGTGACGGAGGCGGTGAGCGAGGGGAAGAATTTATTAAACATGGTCCCTTTCCGTTGCGGCGGCACTTTTTATAACATTTCTGTCGGGACAGTCATTGAGAGAAATACGCCCACTACTGTAATTACGGAAAATAATGGCGTTTTCACTTATCAGGTGAACTCATGGGAAGGATGTGTTTTTATTGCCCCCATGAAACCCAACACTAACTATTATAGGACATTCACTTGCACAGCGTCAGGCGGCATAAGGTCTTCAACATATATCCTTGATGCCAATTTTAAAGTATTAGCTGTATCCAACTCGACAGCAAACCCTTCGTCTTGGAGCGGTCGGATTACTACGACGTTGAGCAATGCTGCGTGGTATGCTTTCGCGGTAGGCGCAAACGAGGCTTCTACTATTACGATAACTACCCCGCAATTCGAACTTGGCTCCACCGCCACGGAATACACTCCCTACCGTTCCCCCGTATCCCTCCCCATCCCCTCTGCAATTCAGTCCCTCCCCGGATACGGTTTGTCAACGCTAAATAAATACAACTCTGTTGATTTCGTGACAAAAAAATTCACAGAGAACTGCCGCCGTGTCAGGGCAGAAGGTGATTTAATTTTACTATATTGGAATGGCAATAAAGCGACACAACTTGACACAAATAAAAACATTACGTTTGTGATAGATGTTAATAATGAAGGATACCCGGCGTCAAGTGGAGGTATCTATTTCCAAAACAACAAAGATCTGTCTGTTCAAAGTGTAACTTCGGGGCTGGGCAACAACATTGGATATTACGCCACAGCAGGAAACATTTATGTTTGTTTGAGTCTTGCTACGCTTGGGATGTCGTCCATAACCAGTGCTGATAGTAATGAAACCATATTGGCGGCTTTAAAAACAGCACTTGCAACTTATGGGCTGGAGTTTGTTTATAATCTTGCCAACCCCATCGAAACCGACATCTCGGAATACCTCACCGACAGCACGATTGAAGTGGAGGCGGGCGGCTCTCTCACCTTCAAGAACCAGAATGGCGATGATTTCAGGCTCCCGGTGCCGAACAGCGAGACGTTCATCTACGAGCACCCGTGGGTGTTTGAGGACTGCATAAAGGAGCTGGTGCGGAAAGAGCTTGAGCCGTACAGCAGTTCAATCGCTGACGTGTCGGCGTCGTTTGAGTGCCGGATTGTTGCGCAGTCTATCGCGCCTGCTTTCAGTATTCAACTATGCGATTATTGGGACGATGGAGAGAGCGACGGGTGCTATTCCTCGGATTATTTGGACGATACGCTTGATTTCTCAGTACTGTCCGGTGTTGAGACCAAGCTTGGTACGCTATCGCTGGCGAACAATACGCCGGATAATCCTGTAGTGAGCTTTGGCATGGGGGACGCTATTAACTCGCAAACTCCGTTGACGCTGGCAAGGCGTGAGCTTCTGGTATCTGGTGATGCAAGCTCCCTTTACGGGAGCGGTGCATCTAATATCTCCGTATCGTCTCTTGCCGTGGGAGATAGCCTTGCCTTTACGTTTTACAACATATCGGTGACGGAATACGACGGGACCTATTACACTGGAAGAACTATCGCGCTGGATGCGCCAGCGCAGACCGTAGAGATTTCAAGCGAAGTACTCGGGACTTTCACTATATCCGCCCGTGTCGTCCGCGAGCCTGACGTTGACGGCAAGTTCACCGTGTCGTTCTATGCGACGGCTACGCTGGCCGATGCTTCCGCCAGTACCGTGCCGACTCTCACGCTCACTACGACAGACGTAAGCGGCACCACACACGAGCAGGAAATTGATATGTCCTGCCTTTCGGCGGATATATCCCTGAATTTTATCTGTCCTTCTGAAGACGAATACCCACCTTATGATGTATCGACGCAAGACGACCCTGATTTGTTTTTGACTTTCTGTGCATCTGTGCGTGTATCGCGCAACGGTACAGACATATACAATCATGTCTTGGACTTTTCAGCAAACCCGACGTTGTATGAAAATTACCCAGTAAAAGATGGAGCTTCCTCATCTCGTGGCGTGTATGATGCCATTGATATATTCGGTTTGGACACATTGCATCTTATGCCAGGTGATGTGGTAACTGTGGGAGAGACTGTTGGACATACAATGAGTAATCAGACGGCGCCTGATTACGTTATGTCAGAGGGTGTTCCTTGTTCGATTACGCTTCCCGCATTTGATTCAGGCGTTGAAACGCTTGAAGCATACGCTATTGATACGAGGGTGGATTCTGTTATTCAGGGTTCCAGCATCAATTTCATTTTTAGCGATTACGGCGGTTATTACCTGTCCAGAGCATGCGATGTTGGCGTTATGACTCCGAAGCTTGCTGCTGCCTATGAGGAATGGCAGCAAGGCCAAGAGCACCCGAATAATTTGCATCTTGAGTACACGTCCGATGGGCAGTCACATGAGCAGTATGTCGATATGTCCTGCATTTTGGATACTGTTGACGAGAAAATCGCTCCCGTTCAGGAGCAAGTCACGCAGAACGCCAGTGATATTGACGCCTTGCAAGCTGTTGTTGAAGGTATAACCACAGATTATACATACGCGCTTGGCGCTGCCGTTTCTGCCTATTACGATACGCGCCGCACTGGCAAGGTTTATCAGGTGAAGTTCCCTGAATGGGATACCGCGCATACGGTGGCGGGGGAAAAGCTGCTGGATAACGCAGGGCTGGTCTGCATTCCTTCGACCGATACGGTCGAAGGGCAGGACGATTATGCTGACATTCCCATGTTCCAGTGGGTGAATGTGAACTACGCAAGGAACGCCGACGGTTCGCCTTATCCGACCGCTATTGAGGGTTCCAACGCCTATAAGACAACGGGTTCCGTTGATGTAGGCGCCATGCAGATGAGCTTTTATTACCGCGTCCATGTTGAAAACGGGTACCAGTACTGGACCGTTTCAGACAGTCCGCACCCCGAATTGAACCTTGTGCCGTGGCCAGAATGCGTGAAAGCAGACGGGACGGTGCTGCCGTGGTGCATTGGCTCCAAGTACATGGCTGGACGCGCTCCTGATGGCACGCCGCGCAGCCTTCCCGGTCTTGCCATATGGAATCGTGACATGAGCTATAATAACGCCGTGACGTATTTCCAGAGGAAAGGCGCGGGATACCGGGGCGCGGGCATGGAGGCTGGGCTGTTCAACATGCTCTTCATGGTTATCAAGTACGCCACGAAGAATATGAACACCATCATGTACGGCTGCATGAATTACAACTATTATGGCTATGTAGCACTGGCGGAAACAGATGCTACGAGGATTCTGCTGCCTGCGAACGATGCGAGGTTCCTGCCGAATACCTATATCCAGTCCGGCACTTCGACTGTGGCAAGTCGCGACCGCATGTACGCCGACGCTTACGACGTGTGCGACCATGCGAAAATCCTGTCTGTCGAGCAGGTGACGGTAGGCGGCACGGCATATACCGCGTTGAACATTGACAAGACCGTGACAACGACGCTTGGCGGGGTTGTCATAACGACGCCGTTCAACGCCGGCGCCACTGACGCGGTGCTCGGGCATCACGACGGTTCGCCCGTGGATAATACTAGCGGACGGTGGCCATACCGCATACAGGGACGCGAGCAGTTTGCCGGTGCGTGGTGCTTGAGCTGTGACGTTGCGCTGAACACGGTTACAGGGCTTGACCAAGAGATTTGGTGGGCGCCGAAGGGCGTGACCCGTTCCACCAATACAACGGTGATACAGGACACCTACCGGAACCTTGGAACGGCCAATGGCGGGACAAGCTTCTGGATAGGGGAAATCGACGTTTATAACGGGGAGGGACTATGGGTTCCGAGTAAGGTAGGGCAATCAAACAGTACTGGCTGGTGCGACTATAGATGGGTTTCAACGGGCGTAGGATGGCGAGAGCATTTTTGGGGCGGCAGCTTGTACGCCGGCTCGGGCTGCGGGCCTTGTGCTTGGGCTGCGGACGCTGCCCTTTCGCACGCCCCCTGGAACTACGCCGCCCGCGATTAATTATCCGTCTTGGGGGTGAGCGCGAAGCGCGAGGGGGCTTGCCCCCTTCCCCCGATGAAACTTTTTATGAACATAATAGGGACTCACGGTATGGGGGCGGCAACTTGAACAACGGCACGAACTACGGGCCTTGTGCTTGGAATGCGAACAATGCCCTTTCGAACGCCAACTGGAACTACGCCGCCCGCGACTATCCCACATGGAGACAACATTCCTTTATACCGTGTTTCGCGCTTGGAATGGCGCAGCCGACAGGCTCCTCCGCAGATGCGGAAAATACTCCAAACAGACGGCGGGGCTAGTAGCGAGAGCGAAAACCCTGTGTGGAGATAATCTTATGAAACGGTATTGCAAGGGCGTAAGGATTGTGGATAAGGGCTTTGTCAGGAAAGCCGTTTTTGACTGTCTTCGAGGAAAATGGCGCAGGGGCGACGTGCTTGGTCTTTTCATGCGTTACGACCCGCTTCGCCGTTCAAAAGAGGAAATGAAGAACCTCCTTCGCGCCGAGGATAAAAAGCCGCTGTATGGCGTCATAAACGCCATTGTTGATGGCATTACATGCGAGCTTGCGGAACGGCGCGTATCCCTGCGTCCCATAAGGTACCGCAGGCGCTATGATATGAGCTGCCGCAAGTGGCGTGAGATTGGCGTGCAGGACGTGAAGCAGCAGATACTCGACTATGTTGCTGTTGACGGGTTGCGCGACATATTGCGCCGCATTGGCGAATATCAGTGTGCGAGCGTGCCGGGGCGCGGGCAGAGCTACGGTATACGCGCCGTGCGGCGGTGGATGCGGGACAAGCGGATAAAGTACGCCTGGAAGGGCGACATACGGCAATGCTTTCCTTCCATCACGCAGGAAAACATGATGTATTTCCTGCGCAAGTATGCTGCCAATGACGACTTGCTGTGGCTGGTTGACCTGCTGCTGGGGACATTCAGGAATGGGTTGTCAATAGATAGTTTTTTGAGCCAGTGGCTATGCAACCTGTATTTGAGCCAGCTCTACCATTTCGCCGCTGAAGAGTGCTGGACGGCGCGGAGAGGAAAGAAGCTGCCGATGGCAGACCATGTTCTCTTTTACATGGATGACATTCTCCTGCTCGGGACAAACGCGAAGAACCTGCTGTCGGTGGCACGGCGGCTGGAAGTGCAGGCGCATGACATAGGGCTTGAGATAAAGCCCGATTGGCGCTTCTGGAAGCTGGATGATGAAGATTTCATAGACATCATGGGTGTCCGTGTGTACCGGCATCACATAACGATTAGGGCAAGGGTGTTTCTTCGGCTCCGTAGGACACTGAAGGCGGCAGGGAAGGCGGTGCGCTTGCGAGGGTTTATGGCGCTTAAGATGGCCCGTAGGGTAGCAGCATATTTTGGGCTGCTAAAACATACAGACAGCTATGGAGTGGCGTGGCGGTTCAGCCTATGGCGCTCGCTTGGCATAGCAAAAGAGGTGATTGGGAATGAAGTCGTGCTACAGTATGCGTCCTGACGAAGTGACGGTGAGCGTAAGCAATGGCGTGGCGTATATCGTGCTGTGCCAGAATATTGAGAGCGTGATTACGGACGGGCTTGAAACATGGATGTGTGACGAGCATCAGATTATCTGCCCTGTGGATGCGCTGGATTTGAACGATGTGCAGGCGAACCCGGCGAAATACATGGACTATGAGTATAAGAAGCCGGTTGAGCCTGACCCTGCGGAAGTGCGAATGAAAGAGCTTGAAGACGCTATTATTGAGCTGGCAGAAATTATTGGAGGGTAGCATGGTAAAGATTTATGTGCGCAGGATTAAGGCAGGGGAAATGACGCTCGATGATGTCCCATCCAGATGGCGCGAAGCCGTGCGTGCGGTACTTGGTAACGAATAGGTGGAGAGTATGAGACCGATTACAAAAATCATTTTGCATTGTTCCGCGAACGGGCCGTCCTGCACGTTCGGCGCTAAGGAAATCAGGCGTTTTCACACGATGCCCGTATCGCAGGGCGGGCGCGGCTGGTCTGACATTGGCTATCATTACGTCATCAAGCGCGATGGCACCCTTGAGGAAGGGCGCCCTCTTGAGAAAGCGGGGGCGCACACGACGGGGTACAACGCGGAGAGCATTGGGATATGCCTTGTCGGTGGGGTCGAGTCCGACGGCAGGACGCCGGATGATAACTTCACCACTGCGCAGTTTGAAACGCTGGCGAGGCTCATTGAGTCCTTGCGTTCCAGATGGCCAAAGGCTACAATACATGGGCATAGCGAGTTTGCAAACAAGGCGTGTCCCGTGTTCAGCGTTCCGAAATTCTTGAAGTCCTACGGCATTGAAAAAGACCCGTCGCTCGTCGATTGGGATTCTGCCAGATGGCCGCATTTCAAGCCGGGAGAGTTCAGCGCCTTGTGGGGCAAAGGACCCATGCCGCTCGAATGGAAGAAAACGCTCGACGCGCTTGAGGATTTGCGGAGCATGTATGGCAAGCCGCTCTATCTGGAAAGAACCTCGTGGCAGGATAACCGCCTGACATGTGACATTCGTGTTCCTTCAGATAAGCACGCCATATTCATCCGCTGGGCTATGGACGCGGGCTTCACGTCCGCACGGACTGTGACGGCGAATGCCGTCAGGGTTTATGGAGTTTGGGAGTAAACGGGATACCGTTGGCAATACGCGCAACTGGCGCAAAGTGGAGGTGATGCCAAATGATACACCAGAAATACGACGAAGCTGGCGCGGATACGATGGTCGGGCAGGGCGTCCGATTTGAACGTATCCGCCGAAGACCCGCATAACTGGCTACCTCGTGGGTACTACAGACCGGTGGAACCAGGGTAAGCTTGCAGAGTTGCGTGATAGAGTAGCGCATCTGAAAGTGGAGTGGCTTGACCGTCATAAAGCATGATGTGAGAAAACCTAGATGGGAAAATTCATAGATTTATCCGGGCAGGTTTTTGGACGCCTTACAGTTATTTCAAGGATTCCCAATAAGAAACCTGGTGTAACTTTATGGCGTTGTCTATGTAGCTGTGGGAAAGAAACACAGACTAGCACTTCAAGTTTGCGTCAAGGATTGTGTCGTTCTTGTGGCTGTTTACATATTGAAGCTGCCAGAAAACAAGGCTTGGCAAGCATAGTTCACGGAGAAACGCGCACACGTTTGTACCGTATTTGGTCGAACATGAAGACGCGATGCTATAACAAGCAAAACGAGGACTATGCAAGGTGGGGAGCGCGTGGAATATCCATTTGTGATGAATGGGAAAAAGATTTCGTTGCTTTCCGCACCTGGGCTTTGGAGCACGGTTATAAACCGGGCTTGTCTATTGACAGGATTGATAACGATAAAGGCTATTGTCCTGAAAATTGTAGATGGGCCACGCCTCTGGAACAGGCTAACAATACGCGGAAGACACGAATGATAACCTACAATGGGCGTACTCTTTCACTTCATGGCTGGGCGCGTTTTTATCATGTGGACCCTACAACATTGTTTTATCGGTTGAAAAAACACACGCCGCAGGAAGTTTTTTCCGCGGAGGATGCGAAACTTTCTGCGTGACATTACCGCTGCCGCATCTTTGTACACGACCGAAGGTGCGGAAATGTAGTGTCCTTCTCAGGCAGCGCAGGGTCGTGTACCTGCGCTGCCGTTTTTTGGAGAAAACATTATGAGTCCGAAAGGCGTGGCTTTTTCTATTTGCCTCATATGTATTCCGCTGATGGTCCTTTGCTGGGTTTGCGACTATTATAGGGGACTCTATAAGGAAGAGCACGAAAGAGCCGTGAAAGCGGAAGAGAAAGCCGCCACCCTTGAGCGTGAAAAACAGAAGCTTGGCGACGCGCTTGCCGAGCAGGAGAAGGCGACGGCGGAAGCGCAGAATAATCGCCGCGTAGTCTATAGAACAGTTCAGAAAGAGGTGTCGTCCAATGCCGATTCGCGTGACTGGTACAATACTGCTGTCCCTGTTGGTTTTGTCAGGGTGCTCAAGGACGGAAGTAAGGCTGGCGGAAATACCCGCGCCGCTCGTTGAGCCTGTTCAGGAGCCTGATATTTCGGAACTGTCCACAAATGGGGATTTACTAGAGCTTTTCCTTGATTACCAGCTTGCCTTGCGCCTGTGCAACGGCAAGCTTTCTTCCATAGGGAAAGCCTATGGGACCAAGTAGTTGACGTTTTTGGCGTTGGACGTTATTTGTATTTCGCATATTTCCTATAACAAAGAGGATTTTCTATGGCAGACCTGTTTTCACCTGCAAAGTTTGACTATGAAGAGTGCCGGATAAAAACCGCTGGAACGGGCGATGCCATCGACCCGAAGCACATTGCGGTTGACCCGGCTTCGGACAACCTCATAACGAATGACCCTGCCCTCGGTTTGAAGGTCGTCGCTGATGACCTTATCAGCGCCGAGGAAGGCAATGTGGCAAAGAAGAGCCAGGCGGACGGCGGCATCCTTGTGAAGCCTGCCGACATGGTTTCTGATGACAACTGCAATGCGCTTGACCTTGGCACTGATGGAAAGCTTCGTTTACGTCCTGAAGACCTTATCAGTGATGTGAATGGCGGCAACCCGCTGGGCGTCAACCCGGAAGATTGCAAGCTGTTCATCAATCCGTGCCTGCTTCCCGGCCCGCAGAACATCGTGTCCAACGACGAGGGCAACCTCATTGTCCGTGACCCTGACGACTGCTCCGCGCTTTTGAAATATCAGAACGTGGTGAGCGAGGATGCGGGCAACCTCATCGAGCCTGGCACGGATGGCAAGCTCAAGATAACGATGCAGGACGTTGTGGACAAGGGCTACATTGGCGCAGGGCTTGTGTATGTCGAGCGTCAGGACGGTTCCCATGTCCTTCAGGTCGCAGCTTGCAACGGTCTCACTTTCAATGAGGGCGACAAGACCGATGTTCGCGGGAACACCTACCATGCCAAGTGGCTGTCCATCGACCTCGACGAGAATCAGAACCTCCTGTACTTTGTCAGCGGTGACGGCTGTACGGAGTGCTTTGAGGGCTGCGGCCAGTTGAGCATTGAGTTCAGCATGAATGCCAACGGTCAGTGGCTTCGCATTCTCGACAGGAACGGGAACGTGTACAAGCGCATCTCGCTGAACAATGGCCTGACTGCCAGTAATGACGGCGGGCTAACCATTGAGACGCAGGATACGATTGCCACTACCGCGCCTGCCAATGACCTGCCTATCAGTTCCAAGGCCGTGGTTGCTTATGCTGCTCCGAAATATCACGCCAATGCTGACAAGACGATTTACGGCGGCGGCACGGGTACGCTGTACGGGCATGTGAAGCTTTCCGCTGCTCACGATAGCACGCTCGGCGTTGACGATAGCGTGGCTGCCACGCCTTCTGCCGTGAAGAAAGCCTATGATGATGGCACACGGCAGGCTACTGGCACTGTTCCCGGTCAGGTTACGCTCTCTTCTGCGCATGACAGCGACCTCGCACCGAGCGCGGGTGTGGCAGCAACTCCTGCGGCTGTGAAGAAAGCCTACGATGACGGCACTCGCAAGGGCACTTGTTCGCAGTTCGGACAGGTCAAGCTGACTGACAGCCTCACCAGTACGGACGGGTGTGCAAACTCCGTCGGTTTGAGCGCAAAGGCTGGTAAGCAGCTCAAGGATTTGATTGACCAGATTATTGGTCCTGACGACCCTGACGACCCCGGCACGAGTGACGCCCGCAAGGCGATTTATGAGCTTCATGCAAAGAACTTTGCTTCCACTGGCAGCGGGCGCTCTACGGTTGTCTATGGGCAGGTGTTCATGCCAAGAGTAAACGGAAAGAGGCTCAATGGGCATCTTGTTGCATATACGGGTACGACGACTTCCGGTGATGTGGTTTCAGTGAAGCTTACCGAGGAAAGTGTCACAGGAAAGACCTCTGGTCAGAATACTGGATATTATGTGTCTATCGCACTTCCGGAAGTTTCTGCAAGTGACGTTACTGCATTTGTAAATGCACTCAATACTGCTGCGGGAACAAATGGTATTCCCTTCTCGGAGCTGGCGCATTACCGTGTGACAAATGCTGTTGACCCTGCTGATGGTGGGAGCCATAATAATACTTATTTCTTTGTTGCCGCAAAGACACAGGCGCTTGCGCTTGATTTCTGGACGGCGCATGGCACCTCTACAACGGCAGATACGATGGAATCCAGCAAATATCTCACGCAAGCATACGCGGTTCCTTATACCAAAGCTTATTATGACGTTGATGCAAGCTAGGATTTGACTTATGGATGGAGCCTTAGACCATTTGAAGTGGCCCTCTCTGGCACGGGATTTAGCGGTGATGACCGTGCCAGACTCGCCGCTTGACGACATAGATAAAATCCTTACGACATATGGAATAAGCCGTGAGGATTTAGGAAAGCTCGTGTTGCATCCCGAGTTCCAGCCCCTTTTCCAGAAGGAGCTGGAACTCTGCAAGGCGCAAGGTTCGAGAGCGGGGCAGATTTACCGTTTCTCGACATTGAGCCAGGCGTTGAGCGAAAAGCTGTTCAAGGATGCAATGGGATTGGGAGAGGAAAGCATGAAGGCGTCGGAGGCGATAAAGCTTCTTGAGCTTATGATGCGTGCCGCTGGCATATCCGATAACAAGGATGCTACTACGGTGAATGTGCAGACGAACGTCGGCATTTCCCTCCCGCTCCCGACCGGGCTGGACAATCCGAAGCTGAAGCATTTGGAGGCGCACGATGTTTCGGTATAAGATGTCGCCCGTGGGCAAGGCTTTCCATGAAAGCGATAAGCCCGTGAAAATGGTTGGAGGGCCTTACGGTTCGGGCAAGACATCCATGTGCATCGTGGATATTCTCGCCAATGCCTGTGCGCAGAATCCCGCGCCTGACGGAGTGCGGTATGTGCGCGTGGGCATTGTCCGTTCGACGTATCCTGAACTCATATCCACCGTGCGTAAATCACTGCTGGAAGTCCTGCCGAATGAATGCGGCGTGATAAACAACAGTGGCGCTCCTATTCTTGGGTTCTATCAGATTCCGCTGCCGGACGGTACGGTTGTCCACATGGAGATAAATATGCTCGCTGTGGACAGCGCGGCCAATACGGAAAAGCTGCGGTCGATGAACTGGACATTTGCATGGATAAACGAAGCGACGACCTGTGTGCCGGAAGTGTTCCCCGCTGTGCAGAACCGTTGCGGACGTTATCCATCACAAGACCTTGGCGGCATAAGGTGGGGCGGGATACTCATGGATTTCAACCAGCCTGCGCCGGGCAGTTGGGTTGATAAGTTCATCAAGTCCCCCCTGCCGAATTGGGGGGTGTTCCTCCAGCCCCCCGCCGCCTTCAAGCGGTATGACGAGCATGGCAAGCCTTACTACGAGGTGAATAAGGACGCGGAGAACCTTTGCAACCTCGGCGCTACGGAAGAAGGCGACCCGCCCGATTTCACAGCGGAACAACGCGGAATGCGCTACTATCGAAGCCAGATTGACTCCTTGCTGGCTATGGGGCGCACGGACGTTGTTGACAACCAGTACTGCATGCTCGACATACCGCTTGTTGATGGCAAGCCTGTCTATACGAATTTCAACCATGATAGGCATATAGCGCCTGCTCCTCTTGTGCCGGAGCCTTACGCCAACATCATTGTCGGCATGGACCAGTCTGGCATTCACCCTGCCGCGGTTGTCTTGCAGATGCAGCAGGGCAAGTGGTGCGTTCTCGACGAGCTTTATGCCGAGGGAGAAGGGTTTGAGAACTTTCTGAATGGGATGCTGGTGCCGCTTCTTACGCAGAAATATCCCACGAATCCCGTCATTGCCGCCATTGACCCGAGCAACCAGCGGGACTCATGGACGGCGACGACGCCAAGGCAGCGGTTGGAAGACGCTGGCATCGTAGCCGTGAGCGAATTGACAAATACCCCTAAGCTGCGTATTCAGAACGTGGAGCATATGTTGAACTTGGAGACAGGCGGTATTTTGGTTAGCCCTTCATGCAAGCTTCTTATCCGCGGATTTGAATCGGAATACAAATACAGGCGCATGCGTGCCGCGGGTACGCTGGGTGCTGATGTTTACACGCCAAGCCCGGAAAAGAATGACTCTAGCCATGTTCACGACGCGCTGCAATATGCTGTCCTGCTTATCATGCGCGACCAGCGTGTCAGCGATTCCAATGTCGAGGATGTCTCCTACAAGCTGTCTGAACGCAGACGCATCATGGGACGGTTGCTATGAGCGATAATGTCATCAAATGGATGAATGAGATACAGGATATTAAGGAGAAGGCTATCGACCCTCTCGCCGCTGAAGTGATGCGCCGTTTCAACGGTGCTATCGCATGGCAGACAACAGAGCGGGTTAATGGCAAGCCTTTGCGCGATGTCCTCAATGAGTGCTGGGAGCAGCAGAACGGTATCCTTGACTGCAATGCCAAGGAGCTTGCCGAGGCTATGGGTGCTGATGTCGTAGTGAATCTTACGGCATTGAAGACAGGTGTTGCCAACGCATACCTGACGGAAGCCATGACAGCCGGTGATGCTTCCCTTCCTTGGATTATCCAGCCTACCCCGCGCCCTGACATTTCTCCCGCGGCGAAAGATGCTATCCTTCAGGAATTGAAGGAAGCTCTTTTTACGGGCGGGGTACAGGACGGCGAGCAGATGGTCGAGCTTATCCGCATGGCGAAGATGCGGCTGCGCAGCCAAGAGCATGACAAGGCGGAAAAAGCTGCCAAGGAAATGATGTACCTTATCGAAGACCAGTGCGCCGAGGGAGGCTTTGCCCGTGCTATTACTGATTTTCTTCAATACTTTCCTGTCTATCCTTACGCTGTTTTCACTGGTCCTTATATTACCCGCGCTCCGCGACTTACCTGGGGTAAGAACAAACCTCGATTTATTACAGAGGTATTTCCGACCTTTAGGGCTGTCAGTCCTTTTGATTTTTGCTATAGTCCTGATAGTCCAGATACTCAGCGAGGAACCTGTGTATTCACTCGCACTACCTGGACTCGAAAGCAGCTTTTAGACGCTTGCAAGCTTCCGTCTTATCTTGGCGATAATATTCTGGAAGTTTTGGAACAGGCGGATAATGACGTTCATTTTGACCTTGACTGGCTGTCTAAAGAACCTGAAGCGCCTTCCCGTGATGTTGCATTGTGGTCGTCCAACACATCGCCTATTGAAGTCCTGACGCATTACGGCATTATGTCTGGCAGGGAGCTTGCGCAGTACAATGTAACTGGCTTGGATGATAACGAGTTCTATAACTGTGAGATAGCCATGACAGGCTATCGTGTTATTCAAGTGCGCGTGAATAGCGACCCGCATTTGCAGAAGCGTCCTGTCTATACGGCCAGTTTCTACCGTACCAACGGTGACAGGATTGCAGGCGACGGCATAGCCCAGCGTTTACGCGATATTGAGCGGGCGTATCATGCCTGTCTTATGTACCTCATGCGCAACGCAGCGAACGCTTCCGCGCCTATCTGTGAAGCAGATTATCGCCGCGTATCGAAGTACCTGTCTGATGACGACTTGGGGAAAATTATTCCCGGAACGATGTACCTTACGGACAGCGATGGTGCATCGGGTAGTAATCCTGCCTTGAAATTTACCAACATCCCGTCCAACTTGCAGGGCTATGAGCAGTTGCTCACTATGTTCATGCAGCTTGCCGACAGGGTGACAAACATCCCTGCTTCCTTGCATGGTGAGGCTGTGGGAAGCGGGGCAATGCGGACTTTCCGTGGCATGTCCATGTTGCAGGGCAATGCCACGAAAGCTCTGCACGCGGCTGTGGGGAACATCGCGTCCGGCGTGTTCAACGACCTTGGCGAGCTTCTTTACAACATGAATATGCTGTATTCTGAAGATGCCGCTGTAAAGGGCGATTCCAAGATAATCACCAAAGGCGCGGAGGGAATCCTTGCTAAAGAGCTTGATAAGCAGTCTGCGATGGAGATTCTTCAGGTTATTGCTCAAACTGGCTCCGCTATGCAGGGGGCTGGCCTGAATCTCGGGCCTGTTCTTGGATGGAGCTTCAAGAAGCTCTTTGGCGCTATGGGCATTCCTGATGACGTGCTGAAGATGATGGAGATGCCGACGCCCCAGCAGATGATGCAGGCGCAGGAAGCAGCGTCAGGCGGCGGCATGGCAGGTGGAAATCCGAACTCTAATCCCGCCCCCGCTGGCGAAGGCCAGGGCGTTGCGGAAGATACAGAAGGGCTGGGTGCATATTGATTGATTCTTCGAGCATAGCATTTCCGAAAGGCTCCATCCGTGAGCATTTGCTGAATTGGTTTATTGACAGGGTGAATTTCTGCCACGGTGAGTTCCATGATGGTACCGAGAAGCCTGCCAACAAGCTGTATGACTGGCTTTACTATCACTGGCTCTGGCCGTTCAAGCAGACTGACTGCGTATGCTGCAATACGGTGCGCGGTCTTTTGTATGGCATCATCATTGGATACGTTATCGGGAGGGCCACATGGTAGGCGCACCGCTTTGGTCTGACAGCAATGACACGCTGTCTTCCTCGTTTTTTGAAATTCCGCCCGGAAAGGTGGGACTGCTCTTTGGTGTCGGCTTTGCCGACGAAATAGAACGCGATACAGGGGATTTCATCACGCCGCAGGCTGTATGCGTTCATAAAGTTTACCTTGATGCGGATAATATTCCGCAGGAAGTTGGTTGCGGCGGAGTGCTTCGCATTGACAAAATCAATGTCTTTCCTTACCTAGATGAAGAAGTTTTGCATTGCGGAGAGCCGTGGCAGTTGACAAAGTGTAGCAATATTGGAATTATAGGGGTGCCGGGGACGTATTATTTGAAACTGAACGGACGTGGCACAGGCGATGAGACGCCGCAGGTTTACCTCGAAATCCTTGATAATCAGGCAATCGCCCCGCAAGTGAATGAACTATTTTTTGATTAGGGGACAATATGAGCAATTCATGCGGTGAAATTCGATTTATGGAAGGCGGAACCCTGAAGGATTCCACGATACTTAATTCTTCCATAACCAATTCTGTCGTTTCCAATAGCACGGTCGAGTCCAGCACCATCACAAATTCCACCGTTGATGGCGCTACGGCGAACTCTATTATCCAGGCTATTTCCCTCCTGCCGTTGCGTGAGCGCCGTGTTCTTACGGATGCCCTTCTTGAAGCTCTCCTTTCCACTACGGCAAAGGTCGGCACAATAGATTGCCATGCTGGCAATGTCCCTGCCTTTATTCTTGGCGGCGATGATTATGCGCTTGGCAAGCCTGCTGGCTGGCTGCGCATTGGCAACGGCGCCCTGCCTGTTTACGAGTATGATGAATGCCAGGAGTCAAACTGATGAGTTGTGGTCTTTGCGATTTTGATGCTTTTGAGAAAGCCATGAAGAAAGCGGAGAACCCGAACATGACTACCGATGGCAACCCGCTTGCCCATGGTCGGGACGCTTACCTCAAGGAAAAGATTGTTGAAAACAACATGGAAAAGCTCCGTACTGACGCCCGCCGCCGCAATGGCCCGCATGGCGCCGTTTACGAGGGCATCATGTCCAACCGTTACAAAGGAGCGTAACAATGGCATGTACAAGGTGCGGCGCAAGCCGTAGGCAGATTCAGGTTCCGTCCGGCGTTCGGGCCGGTACGAAGCCCATGTCGGCTCCCTCCAAGCCTAGCCATCCGGCTGCTTCCCCTGCACGGGGCGTGAGGGAATCCATTACAGGACTTCGGTATGTACCTAGCGGAAAGTAAGCATCGCTATCTGCTCGAGGCACTGGCGTCGGACGGCGCCACTGTCGATGGGCTGATGGATTTCCTCAAAGACAAGAGGGCTTCCTATGAGGAAGAGCTGCATCGTGCGGCGGTGGCCTCTCTTGACGATGAGAATAACAAGCCCCACGCTTTGCGGCAAGCCGGGGCCATAGCTGCCATAGACGACTTGATTTTCATCCTTGGCAGTTGTGCAAAACGAGTAAGGAGCAAAAAATGAGTCAGGTAGAAAACGACAACAACGCCTTCAGGCGCGTTCCGTTCAACTTCCACCAGCAGAAAGCCGAGGAGTTCCGTCAGCAGATGATGCAGGAACAGCCTCAGCCTCAGCCTCAGCCTGCACCCCAGCCACAGCCAGTGCCCCAGCCGGCACCTCAGCCTGCCCCCCAGCCGGCGCCCCAGCCCGAACCCCAGCCGGCGCCGGAATATCCGATGCCTCCTGTCCAGCAGTATCAGCCCCAGCCTCAGCAGCAGGTGGTTGATGCAGAACTGGCGCAGCGTCTTGCCGATGAACGCAATGCTGCCTATCAGGAAATCCAGCAGTTGCGTCAGGCGGTGGCTAACCTTTCCACGGCGCAGTATCAGAACCAGCGCGACAATGCCGTGAATACGGCGCTTAGCCCTGAACTGCTTGAATCCCTTGGCACGATTGATGCTGATGACGCCCGCAAGCTTGCCGGCGCCATGTATGACACCATGACGCCTCAAGTCGAGCAGATGCGCAGTGAGATTCAGCAGCAGCGTCAGGCGCTCGCACAGCAGGCGCAGCAGGCGCAGCAGGCGCAGGCGTATCAAAATATCGCAAGGCTCAATAGTGAAGTCATGCGTTACCATCCTGATTTCGGGCAGATTATTCAGGACCCGAAGTTCAGGGAATTTCTCAACCAGCGTGACGGTTATTCCTACGAAACACGCGACCAGCGTGCGGCACGGGAATACCAGAACGGAAACCCTGCTTACGTTATAGACCTTCTGTACCAGTTCAAAGGCACCCGTCCGAACGTGCAGCAGGCAATGTCAGTGGCCCCGTCGAGCGCTCCGTCGCATGTGCAGCAGGCACAGCCTTCCCAGCAAGGCGCACCGCAGTACACGCTTCGTGAGCTGAACGACCTTTTCAGCATGCGGCGTATCAGTCCAGAGCAGTATAAGGAAGAATTAGCCAAGCTCAAGCCTACGATAGCCGCGCAGTATTATCAGCAGTAGGAGAACTACTATGGCAATTTTCCAGAGCGCGAGCGGATATGCAGGGATTGAAGCGACCCCGCTTGCCCGAATTGGCTACCATGACCTCATCCTTTCCCGTGTCTATGAAGAAGACTGGCTTCCCCGCATCACCAGCTCTGAACTTCTCGAGCCTGTGACGCAGTGCAACCAGGTGATTCAGCTTATGAAGGCGCCTGAAGTCGGTCCGATGCGTTCTTACCAGAAGAACCAGCAGCTCGTGCCGAACCATGTCAGCACTGACGCCCGCTGCCTGACCATCTGCAACCTTGCCTATCAGGACATCAAGTTCGACATCACGGACGTGAAGCAGGCTTGCGAACGCTGGGCGCCTTTCGAGGAAAAGATGCTGGAATCCATGTACCAGAGCTATGTGGACACCCAGCGCCGCTTTGTCCTTGGCCGCATGATGGCGCAGGTTTCCCCCGAAACTTCCCTCGACAAGGCTGGCAAGTACCACGACATCAACCTTGGCAAGCCCGGCGCCCCCGTGCATGTCACCGTTGATAATCTGCCCGTCGTGCTGGCTAACCTTCAGCGTGCGCTGGTCGAGCAGAAGCGTTGGAAGCCCGGTGAGATGTTCATCATCGTGCCGCCCCTGTTCCGCACCTACGTCGCCATGTCCCGTTTCGGCAATGCTGATTGGTCTTGCCATTGCGGCGCCATCGTCGAGGGCATGTTTGACCATCCGCTCTTTGGCTTTACTGCCATTGAATCCAACCATGTTCCCGTCCAGATGGACAGCACTGGCGCCCTGTCTTTCTATATCATCGCCGGCCATAAGGAAGCTACTGCCTACGCTTCCAACATCCTCGAATCCCGTCTCATTACGCAGGACGCCAACTACTTCGGCATCCGCTACCAGTACCTCGTGGCCTGGGGCGCCGAAGTCATTTATCCTGACGCTCTCGCTATGGGCTACTGGACCTTCGACGAAATCAATGCGTAATGCAAGGAGAACATAACAATGGCATACATTCATCTTTATCGTGGTGGCACCCCCGTTTTCAAGCCCATGTTCTGCGCCGGAACGGGGGCGGAGTTCACCATTCCGTTTGATGCCCAGCACCAGCCCGGAACTCCCCCGTTCGACTCTCATGCCGATGCAGCGCATGAGCAGGGCTATCTGAACCTGCATTTCCCGCTGGTTCCGAAGCTGGCTGACACCCGCGCTCATGCGTGGATGCAGAACCTTCTCAAGAACGTGAAGAACGCCAATGACGTTATCCTGACCAACTGGATTCCTCTGCGTAGCTATCTCGACAGCTACTACATCGAGCTGGTCACTCCTGACGATGACCTCACTGGTGTGTATGTCACGCCTGCGGCTTATCGTATCGCTCCTGACCCGACCGACTATGAGAACTCCGATGCTATCACCATTACGGAGATTCCTGACTTCAGCGATGCTCTGAATGAAGTCGCAGGTGCTCGTCAGGTTCCGCTTGGCACGCCTACTCATGGCACGGATAAGCGTTATCTGATGGCTCGCTTCAGCAATGGTTCCGTGACTTCCGGTGGTTCTACCAGTGCCACGCTGCCTTGGAGCTTCGGTCATAACATGGTTTATGACAACAACGGTACGCTTACGCCGGAAGATGAGTTCTACGGCGCCGTGGTTCTCGGACTGAAGGTCACTGGCACTGCCAGCAAGATTCCGAACATTGCCACTGGCAACTTCGAGCTGTATATCTCTGCAAAGGTTCTCACCTTTGAAGGGTCTTCTCAGATTGGCTAAAGGAGCGTGAAGCATGGCTAATGTCGCAGGTACTCGCGCCACTGGCCCTGCCTCTAAAGACGCCGTTTCGGGGGGAAAGAAATTTCCCCTCAAGGAACGGCAGGCAGGCATCGGCGGCAGGAAGAAGATGAATAACCAGTCCGGCGAGGCTGAACGAGCCATCAAGGGACTGCGTTATAATAACGGCGGCAAATTCCCCAAGACGACGGAACAGTCGTTCACGGGGAAGAAAGCACCGCGATAAACAACTGGTAACATAGGAGCGTGTTATGAGTTTGGGAACGTATGACGGTCAGGCGAGGCCCATTGGCGGCGGGGCTGCGCCTAATACCGGGGCTATCTTTGACATGGATGACAATGCGCGTATCGCGTATATGAAAAGCATGGGGGCTAAGAATGTTGACCCTCCGCTTGTTCATTCATCCCACGTCAAGAACATCAAGACGGGTCTTATACTTCCGTGGAATGAGATGCTTGCGGAGCAGCGTGACATCATGGTCAACTGCGACGCCAACGGAAACACGGACCCGGCTGCATGGCTGCCTACGGTTGAGGTAGGGGAAATCAGCGACGATGAACGCATGGACTTGCTTCACGCAAAAAGTTTGAGCATTGCGCAGGGCAACGAAATGTCCAGCGGTTTCCGCGACCCCAATATGGTGGACCCGAACCAGCCCCAGCAGCAGGGGTATCCCGATGGTGTAACAGCCGTTGGCGACACTAGTGCTGCCGACATAGTTTCCCAAGAAGCTTTTGACGCGCTTCTTGCCAGACTGGATAGTTGATATGCTTGGCGCTGACATCATAGAAGCAGTATCGCTGGACTTGAACGACCAGGAACCTGGCCACGAGTACACGCGCTGGACAAGGGAGCAGCTCCGCTCTTACATGGCAGAGGGGCTGAATCATGTCGCACGATACTTGAAAGAGTGGTTTCTTGAAACGCTCACCGTGGAACTGGAAACAGGCGGTGACTGGCAGGAAGCCTGCTCTTGTTCAAGAATACTGCGTATCTATGGTGAATCAGACAAGAGCGGCAGAGTCACCCGTTACCTCCGCCGCATAGCTGATGTGGAGCAGGACATCTGGCCCGGCTCAATACAGCGTTGCGTTGATACTAGCGGCAGCTACAGCATGGAAGGGTATTCAATCAATTCGGCTGACGGCGGTAAATCCTTCAAGATTTATCCGCCCGTTCCGTATGGTCAGAAGCGATATGTATCTCTCCTCTGCTATAAGCGTCCGGAAGCCGAACTTGATTCTGATATTCCTGAAGATGCTGTAGCTGCCGTGAAACAGTGGATGCTTTACAGGGCTTATGCCCTGGATTCCGAGAATAATGCGGCAATCGTCAATCTTGCAGAGAGTCATTACAAGGCTTTCTACAAGATTATTGAGGATGCTCACAAGCTGGAACTCGAAGAAGAATTGCGCTATGGTGATATACGAACAGCACCGAAAGATAAAGCTGAATGAGTTTTATGCGGAACTCGCCTTTGAGTTTCCCAACCTTCCGTCGCAGCTTTTTGAGTATTACATTCTGCGCACGGCACGGGAAATGGCACGCGAGGGAAACCTTATACGCCGCGTTGTCATCATCGAGCCGGAACCTTGTGTGACTACTTACAAGCTTACGTCGCCTGACGGAATGGAAATTAGCGCCGTCCTCGGGATACGTCATCACACCTGTTGCTACGACAGGGATATACCCCGAAGTTTTGTTCCTCCTGTAGATTCAGTTTGCTGTAGTCGCAGCCAAGCATGGTATGATGACGCTGACGGCGTTATTCACATTCCCGACCAGGGCTGTCATGGCACTTATTTCGTAAGTGTAGCTGTTATCCCTGGTCGGGAAGATTGTGAGCTTCCAGAGGAATTTCTCGAGAGGTTCCACACCACCCTGATGATGGGAACGAAAGGCAGCATAATGATGATTACGGGGCGCCCGTGGACGAATCTCCGTGTCGGTGCGTCCTGCCTGAACGAATACGCGCAAATGTTGAAATCCGACAGTGTGGAAGTCGCCACGCATAAGATGCGAGGCATGATAAAAGCAAGCTACCCAAGAGCATTGTGATGTGGGATTACGACTATTTCAGGGAACACTACAATACAGAGCTTGACCCGTTGTCGGAGATGCTTTTCCGTGCGTCAAGTATGGGTAGCGATACTTATGATTATGACGCCCGCGGCGCATGGCTTGAAGCACAGGCACACCCGATACAGTCTGCCAATGGGCATTATCCAGATATTTACAAGAAGCCTAATCATCCTACTTTTTCAGACCAATCAATGTATCATGGAGTGGATGATTGGTATGGCGGTAGCTGGGTAAGAATGCAGGATGGGTTTCAAGGGTTTCGACCAGGCATAACTAATGTTTATCCGCAAGAAGATTTACAGCAGTACATGCTTCAAAGAGAACCCACGATTATTTTACTTCCCAGATGGTAGGAACCCCTCACTTGAGGGGTTTTTTGTTTTATGTTAGCTATCTCTTGTCAGGAGATTGTCATGTCAGAAGAAAAATGCACTCCGAGGCAGACCGCCTCTTGTGAAGAAAAAGTGTTGCAGGCTGGAAACGAAAAGCCGGCTTGCGAGGATTTTTCCATATGCCTCCCTTTTGGGGGCCGGTTATATTCCGAGGACGGCTGCATCAAAGTCGAGCAGGGCAATCCTCCGGAAGACGGAACTTACGGCAAAGTTCTGGTGCAGAACGGCTGCATTATCGGTCTCGCCCCCGGTGAAGCGGCGCAATATACGGCCAGCCCATGTGCGCCTGTCCCTGTTCCGTGCGATTGCGATGGCGAGGGCGGGATTACTATCTCTCCGAACAGCGGCAACTTATCCGCTTTGGATAGTCAGGGGCGCTTGCTGACCCTGCTGCATACCGTAGCCGGACCCGGCATCGAGTTATCTGGCAATGGCACCCAGCAGAATCCCCTCACTATTTCCGCCACAGGCGGCGGTGAAGGCGGCGGTGCTGTGTCTGGCATTTATGGCGACGCCATCATCATTCCAAACAGGAACACGGGCAATGTCACGCTGTCGCATAAGGAAACGGGTAATGGTGTCATAAACGCTCTTGGCTTCACGATTGACGAGTATGGGCATGTAATAGATTATTCTGCTTCAGAGCAGGATGGTGTTACCGGCGTACTTGGGTCTGCCACTGTAGCGGCAAATACAGATGCCAACACGGGCATTGTGACAGTATCGCTGAATCCGCTGCTTGATGCTCCTACAGGGACCACGCTTCATGGCGGATATAATGTGACGGTTGATGAATACGGTCGCGTCACTGAAATAGAAAACGCCATCAATATTCCTGCCGGGACATATACCCTTGGCGATTATGACGTTTCAATAAACCGTCTCGGCTCTGTCACTGGAATAACGCGGAGCGGCGGCGGTGGCGGCGGTGGCGATTCGTCCATCGGACTTTCCCCCGTCGGCGTTATGGGGCGCGTTCAGTGGAATAGCCAGACGCAATCGGATACGTTCAGTGTGAATTTCTCGCTGGCGAAAGCTTCCCCCGTCCGGCTGCTCATTACTCCGCTTTCTGACACGACAACGTTCACGCTTGTGGCAGATGTCGATGGTTCAGTCGATTTGAACCGCACTATGTCGCACCTTGGGTGCAGCATACTTTACACCAGAACCAAGCTTTCCGCTGGTTCTCACACGCTGCATATGTCTTTGCAGGATATTGAAGGCGGCGGCGATTTCATTACTTGCAACTTCGATATTCAGGCGTTCACGGTAGCTACTGTGACGGGTAGCGGAGATGAATAATGAAACTGGTATTGGACGACTTTGGCGGCATCATTCCGCGGCGTGCAGCGCATAAGCTTCCAGCTACGGGAGCGGAAAAAGCGCATGACATAAAGCTTCGCAACGGACGCATTGAGCCGTGGCATGTGCTTTGCGATTTTGCCGAGCTGGAATCCAGCAACAGGTCGTTTCATGCGCATGGCTGCTGTGTCACAGGATGGGATGATGTAGTGCAGGCGGCAGAAGTTTCGCCTGACTTCGGGCGGTTCTACATATCCGGCAGGAACAGCTATCTTGAAGCTGTCACGCTGTCGTGCAAATGCACCCCGACGTATTACCGCCTTGGCGTTCCTGCGCCTGCAACGGCTCCAAGGGTTGCCGGCACAGAAAGCTGCGGCGAGACCGTTGATGCCCGTGCTTACGTCTATACTTATGTCAATGAGTGGTCGGAAGAGTCCGCGCCGTCCATGCCGAGCAACATCATCCGCGTGGCTGACGGAAGCTCCGTCACGGTTACAGGCATAGCCCTCCCTCCTGACGGGTATGGCATTGTCGCTGCCAATCTGTATCGTGCCGTCACTGGTTCAAGGCAGGCAACGACAAAGCAGCAAGACCCTGCCACGGTGTTCCTCTATGTGGCGACTATCACGTTTCCTTCCACGAGCTATGTCGATACCGTGAAGATGGTGTCGCTTGGTCAGGCGTTGGAAACGGAAAATGTGAGGACGCCTCCTGACGGGCTGTCCAATGTCACAGCGATTGACAGCGTTGTCAGGCTTGCGGCGACAAAGAAGAACCGTATCTACATGTCCGAGAATTTCCAGCCTCACAACTGGCCCGTGAAATATGAGCTGACGCTCGACAGCACTATTATCCATATGGGGCAGAATAATGGGCGGCTCTTTGTTACGACCGATACGAAGCCTTACGTCATAGACGTTTCAAATTGCGACGATACGAAGTGTACGCCTGTTACCGACCTTGATTTCCCCCTGCCTGACATATCCTGCGGGCATCAAAACTCTGCGCTGACCACGCCATTCGGCATGTTTTACAGCTCGCCGCTTGGCGTTGTGCTGATAAGCGGGGACGGCAAGTGGAACATCGTCACGAAAAAATGGTTCAGCCGTGACGACTGGTCAAAGGTGGCGCCAGAAACAGCGCGGTTCGGACTGTATGAAGGATTCCTTTTCATCATCACTGACAAGGTGTCGTTCCTTCTGGATATTGATGGAGCGCCCTACGGCGACCTTACAGGCACGGAACTGACGACCTTGAGCGACAGCCCCATTGCGATGGAAACGACCTCTACGGGGCAGCTATTGATGCTGAACGATAGTATGGTGCAGGCGTGGGATAAGGGCATCGAGTACAGGCGCTTCCTTTGGGAAAGCCGAGAGCTTGTGATTGGTCAGGGCGGTATGCCGCACGAATCCATCACCGTGCGGCAGTCTGCCAATCAGCCATTGGCGCAGCTATGGTCTCCCACGTCCGTGAAGATACGGACGAATGGAACGCACTTCACTTTGATAAGTCCCGTGGCAGGGGATTTGTACGACAGGGAAGTCCTGAACGAGCGGCCTTTCAGACTCCCCCGTGTTGGCAGGCATACTCACTGGCGCTTGCGCGTCGAGGGTAAAGAGCCTATAGATTTCATTGATATTGGAACGGCAATATTCACAGTAAATGCAGGAGCCTAGCATGATTGATTACGACATTCTCCTTCCCGACCCGGATTACAACAAGGCGCTTGACCAGTTGAATGAATCCCTTGAATCGCTCTATGTGGAATCTTGGGTTGCTGACAAGCAGGAAGCGTATGGCAAGCCATTCAACATGAACCTTGCATCATTCGTCCAGATGTGGGTGAGCAGCGCATTGAAAATTTTTCTTGCGCGGGATAACGGCAAGGTGGTTGGCTTCATGGTGGGCATGGTGTTTCGCCCGCTTCCATATGAAGCAAGCGTGTTTCAGGTTGAAGACTGGTACTCCAAGGACCCGGCTGTCGTGAAGGGGCTGTTTGATTACGCCATGCAGGCAGTGAAGTTCATTGGCTGCGATGAGATATGGGTTGCTGACAGGGCGGACAGGGAACCTCTTGTCACTGGCTGGAAAGAGGCAAACCGTTTCATGTTCCGGCGATATGTAAGGAGCTGATATGTGGGCAAGCGATGGACGGGCGATAAAGAAGCACGGCATAACTGATAAAGGGCGTTCCACATTCGCCCTTATTCTCGGTTCCCTTGCGACGGGAGCCGCGCTGTATAATGCGAACAAGGCTTATGACCTGGCGAAAAAAGAGTTCAAGCTTGCGGATAAATACCGTAAGATGAGCCAAGATTGGCTTTCTTATTACAACAAAGAGTTTGCTCCTGTCGAGGATATTGAAATCAGGGAAGCAAAAGAGCTTGAGTACGAAGAGCCGCATTATGAAGTCGCCCGCGGTCGCGCCCGCGCTGTCGCTTGGAATGCCTACAAAGGAAAGCTCGACGCCGCCTGCAAGTGCCTGTCGAGATATTGCACTGGCTTGCGGCAGGAAATCCTCACGGAGCTTACGGCAGCGCAGGCAGATGCGGTTGCGCTGGCTGACGGGCTTGGCTACAGGAATGAGCGTTCCCGCGTGGATAACAGAAATGACACGCTGTTTGAGCGCAAGCTGAATGTTGCCAAGCGCGGCAGGAACTTGCCAACTCAATCCACGTCGCTTGCCAAGGCGTCCGCTGGAATCTACGGCGATTTGTGGAATCAGTCTTGGGAAGGACTGCGCGGCGCTGGATATTTCCTTGGATACTTGAATACTCGGCGTGATACTTTTTATCCGAATGTGATGATGGCAACACCCGCTGATATTGCACTTGCAGAAATTCGTCAGCAGCAGGAAAGTCAGATTGGCTATAACCGTGTTGGGCATCAGCCCGCGAGCTTTTATGAAAGCATGGGGATATAAGATATGGCATCTTGCACTTGCGCAAATCCGAACGCGATAGTCGAACAGCTCAAAGAGCAGAATGACATCCTGAAGGATTTTCACGAAACATACTATGGCAAAGGCATGCAGAATGATACGCAAGGCGGTGATTTACACGGTGGCAACCTGACTGTGCCGTCCGACGCGACATTCTCATCCCCCGCCGATGCTGCTTTGCATGATGCTCAAGTTGCTGCCGACGCGGGCGGTAAGCCTGGTCTTGGCGCTGCGCCTACCCGTTTCGCCACATGGGCTGCTCCTGAAGTGTCCAACGAAGGCGAAAGCGCCTGGTCTTGGATATGGCGTACCGCTGGTCTTGCGCTTGCACTGTACAACACAAAGATACAGGGCAAGATATATAAAGAGCAGGAAAGGCTTTCCAATAATTACTACAACATGGCGAAAAATAAGCTCAATCGGTTTATGAACAATTATAAGCCTTTGGAGCTTGCCCTGCTGGAAGAAATGAAGACGGAACCGGAAGCGGAGATGAACTGCAAGGACGACCGCAAGCGGGCGAAAGCGTCGGTGAATGGGGCTTTTGATACGCTTGGCGGTTATCTTGAGCGGCAAGCGAAAAAGCTTCGTGTCTGCATAGATGATTCCAAAACGCACCGCATGGACTACAGGAAGGCCGTTGCCCTTGTTGATGCAGAGAACTATAACCTGATTGACGACCAGCTTTATGTTGACTATAAGAATGACAGGCGATGGAACCGCCGCAGCAACGTATTGAGCCTGGGACGCAACATGAGCGGTGAAGCATTGAATTTTGGGGATGTGGCAAGGACTTTCTATGGTCAGCTTGGTCCCCAGCTTGATAAGATTACAGGCTCCCTCATGGGCGCCATAGGCTATTACGGCGGCAGGAACGACACCTATTACCCAAATATGTTCTTGGGTAACTATGGTGGCTTGGGCAATAGTTTGATTTCAACCGGCACGACAGCCGGGCAGTGGCAGCCGCAGCAGCTTGCGGCAGGAGTGTAAAACATGGCGCTCGGAAGTTTCGGAAGTTTTCTCGGTCAGGTAGGGCGCGTCCTGCCGGGGTATGTCGAGGGTTATCGTAATGCCGTTTCGGATAACTGGAACGACATGAAGAATTACAATGAGGTTCATCAAGGGCAGCGTGAGAACCTTTTGAATGACATGCTTGTTCCCTACGATTTTCGCCGTGAAGTTGCACAATCAGGTGATGCTGAGTTACGACATTATGTGAACGCGCTGAATACGGACTTGCACCGCCGTATGTTCCCCGGTAATGCTGCAATGGCAGACGCTTTTTCTGGTTTTGCTCCGCATGCTGCCGCGCTGAATTATGGAAACCAACTTCGGCAGCTCATGCTTATAGAGCGAATGCTGCTTAGTGGTCGGCTCATGCCCTTTGGTCAAGGAGGGAACATGCCACTTGGAATGGGCGGTAATACGCCTACACCTTCATCCATAGGATACTGA